CTATGAAAGATTTGATATTAAAGGCTCAATTTCTAGCGCTTCTAAATATCCATTTCTACTCTCCCAAGAGGCTACAGCTTTAATTCCGTAGCGATTGGTTGCTCTGCCATGACCTTTTATTAATGGATCAGGGAAAGGATCATCAATCCTTTCCCGCATATTTTTTAAAGTACCTTTAGAAATATTGTACCTTTTTAAAATCTCTGGTGTTGAGATGTAAATTGCCATTAAATTTAGACCTCCTTACTTTTCACTTTCATTTAGGTGATTGACTGATATCTAAGTTGATTCATTTTTGCCATGCCACGCAAACGCAGTTGATCGACAAATTGTTTGTCGTTATTTATCCAAGCTCGACAAAAGGAAGAAAACTGTTTTTGGCAAACTTCATTCATTTCAAAACCTTTACTAGTTTCTTTTATAGAAATCTTGGCAACTTCCTTCCCTCTTTTTAAGACAATGAACCCTTTCTTATAAGAAGCATAGAAACCCTTTTCAGACATCCAAACAGTGAAAGGATAAGACATAGAGTCAGGGATATACTTCATCATGTCAAAATCTCCAAATAGCATCTTTAAGCTTTGCTTTATGTAACAAGCCTTCAGTTTCATAGAGAGATACATTTACAAACATCTGAGTTCGGTTACCGATCACTGTGAATGTTCGTGATTTGCTGTTATAAATCTGAATCATTGCTTTTGCATCCATCCAGCATCTTTGCGTTTAGACTGACAAGCGTTGTATACGGTCTGTTGGATAGGTGTGTTTTTATACAGCTTATAAATTTTATTTAATTGATCAAAACTTTGAGCTGTTTGCACTGAAATAAGAATGTTTTCAATATCATCACGAGAATAAGTTTGTAGTTTCTCGTGATCTGAACCTTCAGAAGTTAACGGTTGCGAATTTGTAATAGGTTCTTCCACCTGATTACTTAAATTCGCATAGTTTTTATCTCGAATGGTTTGAAGATATTGGTGAAATTCTCTGGCCCTTTGTTGATGACCTGGTGTATTCCAAAGTTTTGAATGAATATCGCCTGTAAGCCCAATTTGACTCATGCACTTAACTAATGCATCAGTGACTGACTTTTTTGGGGCTTCTTCATCATATTTCATTTTACTTGGTGTATTGGCATTGCCAGCTGTTCTATAGACAGCTTTTGTTGAACCCATATGTTCGACTAAGCATTTTCTACCTTCTCTCATGTACCAGAATTGAACCATCGCCCAATGCAATTTTGTTTCTTGATCAAGTGCCTCAAAACCCTGATTTTTGATTGAAAAACCCCATCCGTCACCACAAGGTCCAAATACCTCAGTACAACGGAAAGTTAACCAATAAGGATGTGTTGAAGTACCTTTATATTCTTTACCTTCGATTGTTGTTGTTTGACTTGGATCAGTTAAGAAAAGTTGATCCCAAAGTTCACGATTTTTTAAATCTAACATAGGAAGCTCCTTAACGATTAGCCCAACAAAAACCACAACTGTGACATTCACATTGACTTCCTGTGCCTGAATGACTAACACCCAAAGTACATTTGTCATTAGCACATCTAGGGCAAGTCCCATATATCACTCGAAAAGATTTAATAACTAACATAAATGTCCCCAACTACCGTGTACCAAGAAAACCGCGACGTTTTTTATAATCTTTCCGATCCGTTGAGGAAATGTGCGTTTTCGTAAGGATTTCCTCTAATTCACGTCCTCTACGGTACTTAATTTCAGTTTGTAAATTACGTAGAATCCATTCTTTTGTATTTAGCGTGTATTGAGAGACTGGAGTTAATTCACCAGCTTCATCTATTGTATAAACACGAGTTAAAGTATGATTTGCTGCAAAAACCGTTTGGCCTAAAAGTACTTTGTATAAACCACGCTCTTCATCTTTCCCCTTAAACTCGCGGAAAGATTTATTGTTTGCCGTACCTTTTGGACTATTGTTATAACGTCTAGAACCACGAAGGAAGTTAGTGTTCATTGGGCACCACCTAATTTAACTACACGAACTTGAGCTTCTACTGGTTCACCTGAGTTAAATTGCTGTTGCCATTGTTTTGTTTTTTGCTCACGCAACTGAGCCTCAGCATCACATGCATAAACAAAGGCAATAGCTATTGCACTAACTACGAGAAAGAGTAAAACATACGGAAATTTACTATCTTTTTTAAACTTTAGATCCTCAGCAGATGGATGCTGGTAAAGTTTACTAATAGCTGGTTTATTTGTTTTGTTGCCGCTAAGTTCAGGAACAAAACAGATTGGGTTAGATGGTGAAGATTGACTGCTTATATATTTCTGATTCATAATAATTCGCCTTAATACGTATAGTATTGGTAGAAAAAGCCTCGATAGCCGTCCAAAGTCATTGAGGCTTTTTCATTTGTGTTAGTTGCGCGGTTCCAGAGATTTGCGAAGGTTTAAATCTGTAAATAAAACCGTTTTTATGAATGCGCTCTTCATCAACAAAGTCTTTTGCATTAATTTTTGTGATTTCCAAGTCCTTCCAATTCGGTAAGTCTTTTTTTGTACATTGAACAAGACGACCACAAGCCATAGCTCGTAACGCCTCCGCAATGCTAATCAAGCCTTCTGTAGAGCATATTTGACTCATTTTATATTCACCATGAGATATGTTGGTGAAATTATTATGCATAAGTGCATAACGTAATGCAATACTGAATTATGCAAATGTGCATTATTATTTATTTGTAATTATTGAGCATAAAAAAACCGCTACTTGAGCGGTTCTTTAAAAGATAATGCTAAACTATTAATTTAAAAAGTTAATTTACTAAATCAATAGACTAAATCTTTAAATTTTCAACAGTAAGTTTAAGCATTCTTGCTAATTCCATATCAAAGCCATGCAAAGCATTCTTAATAACATTGCCAGCCATATTATGGTTTTCGAAATGATCTATTGTAAAAGCTTGACTTACAAGGGGGTGATGCTCATTAGAAAGTTCTTTAATATTCATCAAGATAGAAGCAGCCATATTTGGTGAGGATCTTACAACTTCTTCAACAAATGTAGTGAGCAACGCTTGTCTACCAATCAGGTCAGCAGTGTTTTCTTTATTATTTTTCATAACTTAACGTCTCACTTTGCGGCCTTCAGATTTCCACCAGTATTGACCAATGATTTGTACATTTTCTGCTTCAATACGAGCTGGTGAGTAATATTCATCAGGATATTTAACTTTATCTGTATTACGAGAAACGGCTTTAAAACCACCTTTGCCTTGCTCATTCCATTCAAATAACAGTTTGATTTTTAATTCATCGCCTCTTAAAAAAGCATAAATTTCACCATCAAAAATTCTTTTAGCTGAAGTATCAATAGATATTCGTTGCCCTGGGTAAAGATCGGGTACCATGCTTTCACCATCAACAACGATGACTTTAGCGCAGTCTGGTTTTACGTCATATCTTCTGATTTCATTAACTGGAAATAAGAATTTATGTGGGCTTTGCTGCTCTATATTCAAGTATCCACCTCCGGCACTAACTTTAATTTCACTATAGAAATCAATAGCTACATAACCATCAGGGATGGGGTCACCTTCTTCATATAAATGAATTTCGGTATCGTAAATTTTATTGTTATCAGGACCTGGGTTATGTTGATTTTGATTTCTTTCTAATAAAGATAAGTCTTTATCAAATAATTCATTAACAGTAACGCCTGCCCATTTAGCAATAGGTTCTAATGTAGAGCGTCTAGGATCTTTAGTAATTCCGTTCAAAATGCGGAATACAGTTGATTGCTTAATCTCTGGATTCTTTTGCTCAAGATCATTTGGATTTGTTTCATGTTTATTAAGCAAGTATTCAATATTCGATTTCAGGTAATTCATAGATTTCACCACTATTTCCGCAAAACTATTTTATGCGAAGACGCATAATTTGTGGAAAATAACTCACATATGCATTGACGATAATGCAAATATGCATAATAATTTGCATTAATCGATCTAGGCGTAAGAGCTAAATATGACACTTAAAGAAAAAATCCTGTTTTTAACGATCACACGTGGTTTTACACAACAACAAGTAAGTGAAGAAACAGGTATTGAACAAAGTTCTGTATCTCGCATCTTGAATAACACTCAAAAGAATATTGGTTATGAAAAAGGTGTTGCTTTGGATGCTTTCGTAAATCGTGAAAAGGCAAAAGTTCAATCCAAAACTGCTTAATTGAGTTCCATTTCAATATAGGTAATGAGGTATCTATGGCTGAAAAACTTTTAGCAAATGCTTCATCAAAATTAACTTTGGAGGAAAAAGCTAAGATGGAGTGGATTGCCAAATTAGAAGGCAGTGACTCTCTATCAAAACTCATCCGTTCTATGTGTAAGAAAAAAATTTCAGAAGTAGAAGGTGAGATGGCTAATAAAAGCTCTCTAGATGTAATTAAAAACATTTGCACAAGAAAAATCTCAGCAGCAGAAACTGAATACGAGTTTCTCAGAAATGTTTTTATTGGGTCAAAACAAAACGGGTATACCGAAGATACCTTTGAATTAGTGCCTTTACGGGCCGAAAAATCACAGCATTCAAATGCATGTGACAAATCAGTCCAGCTGGATCTACTTAGCTGGAAATAAAAAAACCATTTCCTGTTGGCGCAGGAAATGGTCATGGCAGTTCAAAACCTTGGAAGAAATGAACGTGAGTAATTTAGCAAATCATCCTTGCTCAGGCAAATGCACTGATTTTAATGAAGAACAGTGCTCGACTTGTCTTATCAAACAAGATGCACCGCATCAAAACTTAGAAATTCAAACCGATGAAGACAAATTTCTCAATCGTGCTTTATCAGCACAAAGGGAGATTCCATGACTTCTAAAAAGGTTTGGCCGTTAGGAACTAACCATACTGATTCTGAAGAAACGCCATGGAAACGTGATGCTCAGAACAATTGGTGGTTTTGGCAAGAAAATTTTGGCTGGTCACGATACGTGGGCCCAGTGAACAAAGCTTTCTTAGATTCGCGTTTTGAAGTGGTAGAAAATCAATGATTTATGAAATCAGTAAACATCAAGAAAAATTTAGTTTTGAAGCACCAAATTTAAAGATTGCTGCTTTAGTTGTTTGTTCACTAGGCCATGGACAATACCCAGCCATATCAATAGATGGCGAACTGTTCGTACCACAATTTATTTTTGGTGGTCATGATGAATGGTTCATTTCTAATTTTGGTTCAAATTTTGTCGAAACTCTTAATGAGGTTCTTTCTAAGGAAAAGGAGCAACTCTATATAAGTTTAAAATCTGTCTTAATTGGGACTTCAGAAGGCAGAAAGGCATATCAGGAGTCTAAGGCATTCACACCTCATACACCTAAAGCAGTGTTGGAACATTCGAAAGATAAACTTAACTCTAAATACAATAATTTTTGCCAATATGCTTGGGCTTTCGCTGAACAAGTGAGCTTGTATAAGCCAGCTCAGGAAGGTGAAGCATGAGAGATCGTTTTTACATCGCATGCTTTAGGGATAATGTAGGTCCTAATGTAAGTTTTCATCGTCATCAATTTGCAGGCTATCACACTGATATTGATCAAGCATATGTTTGTACATTTGACGAAGCACAACGACATTTCAATCAAGCCAGAGAGTTCGAACGTCCTATTTCTGCTGATCATGTTGATGCATTAGCTGTATGGAAAGTTGATCATCAAACTTTGCCTAATAGCACTCAAATTATTGATGGTGTTTTTGGTTACGCTGTTTTCGTTCAAGGAAAATATTCGGGAAATGATGTCTATTGGTTAAATAAAGGTACTTATGACATAGCTACTGATTTTGAAAAAGCATCTTATTTTTCCAAAGACGAAGTAAATCATCTAGGTGGAAAGTATGTTGCTATTCCTTTTTCTTTAGCTGAGAAAGCAAAACGTAGAACTTTTGATTTTGAGCAATATAACCCACGAATCATGACGCAGGGTGCGGGCTTAAAAATGCCTGAGCACCTTAAAAGAGCCAAGAGAAAAGTCAAAAATCCTCAAACACGATTTAACTGTCCAAGTTGTGGAAAAATCGTTTGGCAATACAACCCCTATGACTTTGATCACTGTGATCATTGTGGAAAAGTGGGGGAATAAAGCATGAACAATAAGTTATTTTTTGATAGTTCACGATTATTTAAAACTCAATTTGGATTAAATTTTTCCGAAAAAATAATTGTTGATTTCTTTGCTGGCGGCGGCGGAGCGAGTACAGGATTGGAAATGGGGCTTAATCGTCCAGTCTATGTGGCGGTTAATCACAATCCAAAGGCCATTGCAATGCATGAGGCAAATCACCCTCATACAATTCATTATGTACAGGATGTATTTGCAGTTGATCCAGTCTATATTTGTGACGGCTATCATGTTGGTTGGTTTCATGCGAGCCCGGATTGTACTCACCATTCACAAGCAGCTGGTGGTCAGCCTCGGAAAAAAGAAATAAGAGATCTTGCTTGGGTAATCCCAAGATTTGCAGGGAAAGTAAAACCAGATGTTATTAGCATGGAAAATGTTCGCCAGATGCTTAATTGGGGACCATTAATCTCAAAACGAGATAAAGCAACCGGCCGTGTTATTACCCTTGAAAAAATTGAAGTAAATGGAAAGTTGGTTAATCGTGTTGCTGAGCCTGGTGAAGTTGTACCAAGAAATTTACAGTTCTTGATTCCAGATCCAAAACGTATTGGCCTAACTTGGAAACGCTTTATTAAGACATTAAAGGGCCTTGGCTACATAGTTGAGTGGCGTGCAAATATTGTTGCTGCTGATTTTGGAGCGGGAACAATTCGTTCACGATTATTTTTAGTCGCCCGTTGTGATGGCAACCCAATTGTTTGGCCTGAAAAGTATTTTGCAAAACAACCTAAGGCTAAACAGAGTAAATGGATTTCTACCGCAGATTCTATTGATTGGTCTGATTTGGGTAATTCAATTTTTAATCGTCCAAAAGGTCCGCTTGTTCCAGCTACACTTAAACGATTGGCGAAAGGTTTGAAGCGATTTGTGATTGATGCTGAAAATCCATATTTCGTCAATTCTTCAACTCCATTTATTTGCCGTGATTTTAATACGAGCATAGGTCATAACATTACTGAGCCTCTTGCAACCACAACTGCAAGTTATGGTGGGCATAGTCAACTTGTGTGTCCAATTTTAGCCCCGTTTCTAACTGAATTTGCCAATGCATCTCAACAGCGCAACTGGTCTATAGATCAACCACTATCAACGATTTGTGCACAAGTTAAAGGCGGACACCATGGTTTAGTAACTGCACAACTCAGTAAAGACGATTTCGAGGGTGCATTACGAGTGGCGGCCTTCTTGATTAATTATTACGGCAATGGTGATGCAAGAGACATTACCGCACCTATGGATACATTAACGACTAAAGATCGACTTGCATTAGTCACTGTATGGATCAAAGGAGATCCTTGGGTAATTGTTGATATACGTTTGCGCATGCTTAAGCCAAGAGAGCTTTATAAAGCGCAAGGATTTCCAGATTCTTACATAATCGATCCGATTTATTGCGGCAAGCCATTATCAAAAAAAGACCAAGTACATATGTGTGGCAATAGCGTTTCGCCTTTGCCTATGGCTGCAATTGCTCGAGCGAATAACCCATTTTTAAAAACAAACCAATATGAGGCTGCTTGAGAAATGGCAAGATCTAGAAATATTAAGCCCTCATTTTTTATGAATGAAGACATTATTGAATTACCGTATGAAGCTCGATTGTTATTTATTGGGCTTTGGATATTAGCTGATCGAGAAGGCCGGTTAGAAAACCGACCAAAGAAAATCAAGATGTCCTTATTTCCAGCAGACGAAATAAACGTTGCAGAACAGTTAGAGAACATTTCTAAGTTTGGTTTTATAGAGTTATATAACGCTGATGGTACTGATGTTATCCAAATCGTAAACTTTGTTAAGCATCAAAATCCACATGGTCTTGAAAAGGACAGTGACTTACCTAACAAAGATGGTGTCTACACTGTTCATAATCGTAACCCTAAAAACAAAACTATTGTTGGAAAGCCAATCCAAGTAAGTAAAGCTGATCTAAAGTACTTTTACGACAAAACAGGCCCTTTTGCCCCGAAAAATACTGCTTCTGCTAGTGAAAACAGTTATCAAGATAACGAATCGAGTCAAGCTAACAGTAACGGGAATACACAAGAACAGTTAGAAAACGTTTCTACAACTGTTTCTATCTCAGACCAAAACGCCCTGATTCCTGAATCCTTTAATCTGAATCCTGAATCCTTTAATCTGAATCCAGAAGATAATAACAACTCCGCCGTTGGCGAAGTTGAATCATCCCAACAGAAATTTAGTTTCAAGTCAGCTTTGAAAAAACATGGTGTACCTGAAAAGGACGCTACTGAGTTCATGCAAATCCGAAAAGCCAAAAAAGCCCAAAATACTGAAAACGCGTTTGACGCCTTGTTAAACGAATCCAGAAAGGCAGGTATCACACTTCAACAAGCAATCGAGTGCTGTTTGAAAAGACAAAACCCTTGGGGTGCTTTCAAAGCGTCATGGTACCAAAACGATAAAGCGGCTGTAGTGACTGGACAACCTCAGGGCCATCAATCTTTACCACGCAATGTGAATGATCAATGGGGTGCACCAAAACAATATGAGCCAGTACCTCACACAGAAGTGGAGGGTGAATTGATATGAACTCAATGCCTCAGAAATTGGAATATAAATTTTTCCATACAAATCAGATTTGTAAGATTCACAATGAAAACATGATCAATGTGCATGGTCGAATTGTTTGCAAGTCATGTGCTGAAGAAATCTTGCAGCAATCAAATAAAAATTATGAAAGTGAGATGAACAATCGTATTTTAAATTTGAAAATGGCTCGTGCTGGGATTCCTAAACGACATGTAAATAGCGGCTTTGGAAACTATGCTGTAACTCACAAAGGACAAGACACAGCTCGTAAAACTTGTGAAAAATTCACTATGGATTTCAATGCGGGAGCTTTTAGAAATTTACTCCTTGTAGGTCGTACGGGTACGGGAAAAACCCACCTTGGTTCATCTATTCTGAAAAATATCATCATCAAAAACTCGCAGGCTATTTACATAACGTCTGCAGGCTTAGCTGAAGATATCGCTGGTGCCTATCGCCGTAGTGGGGATAGTGAAGAAGAAGCGCTAAAACGCTATGTGAAAAAAGATTTATTAATTATTGACGAATACGGCTTACATGACCGTGCTGAAAAACGCCCGCAGCTTCTAGAGAGTGTCCACAAAGTTTTACTCACTCGTTATGACGAGTTGAAGCCAACAGTAGTGATTTCAAACCTAAGTCTTTCTGAGGTCCGCGAAGATCTTGGGGACCGACTATGGTCAAGATTTCAACATGATGGCTTAGAAATTGTGGAATGTGATTGGGATGATGCTCGTATAGGTGGAGGTAAAGCACAGTGAACGCATTTGTTGATATGAAAAAATCTGAATACGCATTAGTTGCTTACTCAAACGTTGCAGCTAAATCAAAAGAGCGTAAAGCTTTAGAAAAAGCAGTTAAAAAATGGTTGAAACATCCAGGTAATAAAATTCAACCAGTTCAATCTAAGCAGTCAGAATCTATGGCTCATGGAAATCAGCGAGCTTATAAACGCATGGGTTGCCGCTGCGAAGTTTGTGTTACTTGGGCCATTTCATCAGGTTTTGTAAAAACGAAGCCGAAGTCTGAAATAAAACGTGGTCCAGATGAACGTCAAATACGTATACAGGCACAAAAAGAGAGTTTACATAGGTTTGCTCAGGTATTTGAAAAAGACTGGCAATTACTAGCATTTGAGATCGGTTATGCGATTACAGCTTTTCAACTTGAACGGGTTTATCAAGGTAAGTCTGAAATTGATCAATATTTCACATGGAAATATGTGAAGAAAGTTGCTGATCAGTTAGTTGCTGAAAAGTTAAAAGTTAATGGGGGAGTGTGAATATGAAATCTAATTCAACCAGCAAAAAACGATTAAAAAAATACAATCCAAACAAGCTTACACCGGCCCAAGTACAAGCTAATCAGAGAAAGGCTGAATTGCGTAGAGAAGCTGCTCAAGAATATGAGTTCAGCATGCGTTTTGTTTCAAGTAAAGTTCGATCTTTTTTAAAGGAGAAGGAGATAGAAGAAGCAGACTTACTTAATCAATATCCAAATGCTCAATCAGTACCATACCACTTCAGTATCGCTGCTTATGATTATCAGGATTTGGCAATTGTTCAAGTGCTCGAACATGTTAATGAGTGTGAACAATGGAATGTTGATTTAAACATTACGATGTCAGATAGAACCGATATGTATGAAGGCTCAGTAATTGTAAATCAACCCTTTACCGCTCCAAAGATGAGTTATTTTGAGTTTTGGTCTGGTAAAAAAGATTGTTATGTCGATTTAGGAGGTGGCATACGTGTCAAGGGTTGGAAAGGCTTAAATGATGAGATTTTAAGAGCTTTAGAACATAACAAAAAAATTCCAGATGGCTTTGGTATAGATCGTATTGAAGTCTATCTAACTACATCAGCCAGTTTTAAGAGCATTCATACGTATCAAGAGTTTTTGATTGTAGCCGAATGGATAAATAAGGGGATAGCCGAGAAGCATTTACGCAAGCTTTGGATTGCTGACCAACTTATTGGTAACGGCAGATCATTTGGTTATGAGGGCGCAGCATGATGAGAAGATTAAAACAACGCCAGCGCCAGCAACGAAATATTTGGGCCATGTTAAACAAACCTGCTATTGATGATTTTAAAATTTTCAAAGAGGGTGACTTTGTTATTTTGATTACCGACCTGAGCGACATTCTTGATATGAGAGCCCTTTATCAGGTTGTATCAGTAGGTTTGGATGTTGCCATTGCTTTATTTGGTTCTAACAAAGTAGTCGCTAGAAGCGGAATTTTCGTAGCTCATCAAGAATTTCGACACGCTACTATCCAAGAAGTAATTGCAGGTTATCGAATAGATAATCTAAGCCCGATTTATGCACATTATAAATACCCATACAACGTTTTAACTGGAGAACAAGTTGGGGTGGTTCTAAATTTTGCACAAGAAATTGATGTAATAGAACTTACAGGCGAGACAAAGGCATGAAAAATAAAATTCAATTAATGCTGGGTGATTGTCTAGAACGAATGCGGGAAGTTAAGACTGGAACCGTAGACATGATTTTGTGTGATTTACCTTATGGAACTACATGTTGCAAATGGGATGTAGTAATTCCATTCAAACAGCTTTGGGAGCAATACGAAAGAGTAATAAAGGATAATGGCGCAATTGTTTTATTTGCAGCACAACCATTCACATCACTACTAGCCTCATCCAATCTGAAGTTATTCCGCTATGAATGGATTTGGGAAAAACCATCAGCAACTGGATTCTTTAATGCTCATTTCCAGCCACTTCGTGCACATGAAAACATCTTAGTGTTTTACAAGGCTAAACCAACATACAATCCAATGAAAACATTTGGACATGAACGTAAGACCGCGAAACGTAAAGACATTGGATCAGAGCACTATGGCAAGCAAGTGAATATCAAATCTTATGACTCTACAGAGCGTTACCCACGTTCCGTTCAGTTATTCAGTAAAGATAAGAAGAAATCAAATTTACATCCAACACAAAAGCCTGTTGCACTTTGTGAGTACCTAATTCGCACCTATACAAATGAAGGTGAAACAGTACTTGATAACACAATGGGTAGTGGCACCACTGGTGTTGCATGTGTAAACACAGGTCGTTCATTCATTGGGATTGAGTAAGAGAAAAAGTACTTTGAAATAGCACAAAAACGTATGGCTCAAGCTGTTACAGAGAAAGACATGCAGCCAGATCTCTTTGGGGAAATAGCATGAACACAATGGCAAAATTAGGGTTATATGGAAATGCAGATGGAAAAACAGATGTTTGGGCCACACCTCAAAACTTATTTGATGCTTTAGATCAGATATTTAACTTTGATTTAGATGTTTGTGCTTTACCTGAGAATGCAAAATGTGAGCGTTATTTTACTCCTGAATTGGATGGTTTAAAGCAAGATTGGACAGGCACATGTTGGATGAATCCACCTTATGGACGCGAAATTTCCTTGTGGATTGAAAAGGCAGTTGAAACAGCAAATCACGGTCACACTGTTGTTGGGCTATTACCAGTGCGTACAGATGTAGTTTGGTGGCAAGAGCACGTATTGCATAGAGAAATTCACTACATCAAAGGTCGTCTTAAATTTGGAGGAAGTAAACATAACGCACCATTTGGGTGTGCTTTAGTGGTGTTTAGGCCAAGTCTTAAAGATGTTCAGTGGGAGAAGTCAATATGAATAATTTCAATTTATGTGGGTTTAGACAATCTGAAACAACTGGTGAAAGGAACTGGCATACCCAACGATAGTATGTAAGATATAGTTTTTAAATGAATAACAGATTAAGCTCATCAATTGATGGGCTTTTTTAAAATTGTGAAATAGTATGACTACAGGTATTTGTAAGCTTTGTGGCGAAGAAAAAGAGTTACAACGTTCTCATGTAATAGGTAAAACCTTTTTTAGTCAAATATTGCGTAATTCTGATAAAAATCTCGCTACACAATTTGAGTTAATAAATAAAAGATCTATAGAGACTAATGATACGTGGTTTACACGATTATTATGCAGTCAATGTGAGCGATTTTTTAATGAAAAATATGAAAATTATTCAGTTGCAATACTTAGGGAAAAAAGAAAGGAAGTTGAAATAATAAAAGATTCCGAAGGGATAAATTATAAAAATATAGATGTTGAAAAATTAGCGATTTTTGTACTTTCAATTTTCTGGCGAGGAGTTCATTCAGAACATCATGCTTTTGATGATTGTATAAATGACCCTACAATTGAAAGTGTGTTGAAAGAAATAATAAAAGGTAAGATAAAAGTTGTTTCAAGTATAATCAAGGTTAGAATTAGGTTGTTTAAAGATTCTGCAAATTTTTTAAATGAGAGTATGTTAAAGCAAATTATTATCGCGCCTTTCAAAGAATCAATTCCGAATGGGATTATATATACAATGACTTTTGAAGGATATTTGGTTGAGATATATCTCGGGAATTTGAATATTTCAAATACAATAAAAAAAGGAATTCTAGATGTCGGTAGTAGTGAAATTTACATACCCTATGTGGAGATCCTCTCACATCGACAAATCAGGAATACACTTTTTGAAAGCGCAAAATTAATAAAAGACTCCCCTATATCTACGTGAAGTAGTAAAGTGCACACTCAAGTTATAAACTCTTTTGGCTTATTTATGAAAATTTGTATAGGTGGTGATCTCAACGGTCAGGTTGTTGAGAAAGATGTTTATTCATTTAAAGCTGCTGAAATAGATCCAGAGAAAAAGTCAGAGTATTTTATTCAAAGTTATATTCTTGAAGATAAGCTATTAAAGTTTTGGATTTGTTTTGATATAGATTTTCATGAAGCCTCCCAAATCGTTGAAAAAATGATGAGAACAAAACATTAAAGTGTATATTGATTAAATTCGATGTATGCATTATATTATGTGAACTGTTTATCGTTAAATGCCTTTATTGGTTTTATAGTCCGTACTTTCCCCAAGGTGCGGACTTTTTTTATCTGTAGGAAAATGATAATTTTGGATATTAATTTAAGGGGTTTAATAATGTTTAATAATAGAACACGTAATCAACATTTTATTGCTCAAGTTGAGCAAAAATTAAATGCAATCGATCCTACTGTGGATAAAGATAAAAGAAGAATCTATGAGTTTGAAATAAGTGATCGTGATAAACTAAACTATGCAATTACAAACTCAGCAGGAGTGAAAATTGAAAATAATTTAAGCTTTTATGATTTATATACTTTTGATGTGTTTTCAGATGCAACTAGAAACAATTTTGAAAAATTTTTCCAGAAATACGAAAGTAAAATTGAATTATATACAAATAGTTTTCTAGAAAAAATGCAAAAAAATGAGAAAATTTCTAAGGAAGAATTATTTGATTTAATTTTCTGTAAAATCATGAATTTGATTAGAAATCCTTTTAGTATTGTAAAGATATTGAATACTTTAGGTTCCCTTGCAGAAGTTAAACCTACTGATCCAAATCTCTTAGTAGAGTTTGATAAAATAGAAAAAAGTAATTTAAAAGTTGATGATGAAACTTTGAAATTATTAAATATTTCTGATGATCAATTTGTTAAATGGTTAAAAGTTATTTTTAACTTTTTTGCAGTAGAAATTGATGGAAAATCTCTGGGAGAACTAACAGTTCAAAACTTTTCGAATAATAGCAAAGTTTATATCAATGTTTTTAGCTATAAAAAGGAAGTGTGTTTACTTTCTGATAGAGGATATGTTGATTATTCTCCTGGTTTTGAAAATAGTGCATTTTCAATGTCATTTAATTTGAATAAGAATAATTTTTTGAATTTTAGTTTTTTTGAAATAAGCTGGGATAACTTTAAAAAAATTACACCTCATGCTCTACCTGTGATTGAAGCTTTACAAAAATCTGGAGTAGACATAAAAAAATTGTTCAAACCTGAAATTGAAGTTGCTACTACTAAATTTGAATGTTTGGAAGCACTTGAAAATTATAATTCGAATGCATTAGTGCAATGCCATAATAATGTTTATTGTGCTGAAGAAAAATTTAAAGTTTGGAGACAAGATTAAATAGGATTAAAGATTGGAACTAACCCAAAATACACTTTAGAAAATTGCTAATAATTCCTGAATTATAGAAATTCAGGAATTAGGTTCTTATGCTTAAGCGAAATAATCGCCGTCAATGGAGTGAATTTTTCACAAGTAATAAAAGACAAGAACTATTTAAGGACTTCAGTGTTTCACTACTTAATAACAGACATAAAAAGCAAAAAAATAGCTCATCTAAACATGTGTTTTTCCCGTGCCAACTAGAAAAAGAAAATGACGGGGAAAATAGTATATATAGGGGGAGCACAGGCGGTGTTATCATTTCTGGTAAGCAATACATCACAATCAAATTGCCTTATGGATTAAGCGCTAACGAGATTTGGCGGGCTACAATTGATCAGAACGGAAAGCAAAGAAATAGTCTTTCAGTAGGTGCTAAAAAGTATAAGGACAAGGTTCAAAAACAATATGGACCTATGTTTAGAGCACTTAAATTAAAAGCTATCGATCAACTTTGTGAAATACGGTTAGTTGTTCAACCCCCACTTAAAACTCGTTCATACAGCGCTAAGACATATCCACGATTTGATATTGATAACTATCCCAAACTAATAATTGATAGTGTCAAAGGTGATGGTTTGTTATTCAAAGACGACAATATTTTCATAAGTGAACAAATTAAGTTGGCAGAACCATGTGAAGACGGTTGTGTCTGGCTTTCTTGTGTTTTTACGGATGAAACTGATTGGTTATCTAAAACTGTAGATTTTGATTGGTTAGCTGGGAGAAGCATTTAAATGGCGAAAAAGAGCGATTTGCAACGTCGAGTACTCATTGGTAGAAAACTTGCAATGGCGCGTGACATGGCTCAATTACGTCAAGAAGACGTAGCATTAGAGATATTCGGTACACCTCACAAGAATCGAATGAGTGAAATCGAAAATGGTAAATTAATGCCAGATGCAGAATTATTATCTGTGCTATGTCAAAAATATGGTGTTTCTTCTGATTGGGTACTTGGATTTACTGTTGAGCCAGAATTAGATAAAACTGCTTCTGTAGCAGGTATTTTGTTTAATAGTCTTGGCGATATGATGAGTGAATATACTCAAGCCATGGCTTTTCAATTAAGTATGGCCGCAGCACAGCACGTAACGTCATTTCCGAAAGCTTTAACCGTACAGTTGTTAACGGCTTCAAAAGAGCTTATTCAGGCGTGTTTAACTCAAGATCAGTCTTTTCAAGATAAAGTATTACCTGAATTACAAACTTTAATGCTTATTGTTCGTGAATGTGAACAAAATCGAGCTAAACAGATTCGTAACCTAGAAATGGCTATTGATGATGTTTTTCAGCGAGACGAAAGCGATATACAGGAAAAGGCATTGATTGACCTTATTAAAAATAAAAAGCGTTTTAGTAAAGCTTCTTTACAGCAACAAGCTATAGCTGAAGTAAAACAAATAGGTCTATTTTCAGAGTAATGGATAGACAAAAATGGCTCGCAAGATTGAATACTCGGAAGAAATTTGGAACCGACTAAAGGAAGTCTATGAATCTTCACCAAAGATTACATGGCAGGGTTTAGTTGATCACGTTGGCGAAGAACTCGGTTGTGAGATGCCTTCGCCGTCTGTCGTTCGCCGTAAAGCACTTGCTGAGAAATGGAAAAAGAAAGCAAAATCTCTAGTCAAAAAGTCTGCCCAAGAGCTCAATAAAGAGATAAAAAAATTGACCAATAAAAATAATGGTCAAAATGAGTCACAAGGTTCTGAAAATAAAGAAAAAACTAATAGTCAAAATTCAGTCAAAAAAACGTCAAATATTGCTGAATTTAATAGTCAAAACTCAAAAAATAATGGTCAGAATAACGGTGGAAATTCATCAATTAATGAGAACTATCTAAAGTCTGCATTAGTTATGAAAAATAACCGTGTGAGAGCTCATAAATTAGGTGGTCTAATTGACGATACTATCGATAGTGTTATTCATGTTCGTGATGAAATTTTAAGATTACATAATCCAACTGACGAAGAGCTTGCCTTAGTAAAGTTCAAAATGGGCATAATCTGTCAAATTGTTGATCTCAATGTAAAGCAGAGTATTAGTGTATCGAATATTGCAAAAGTTGAAGCACAGTTCTGGGGCTTAGATCTAGATGATCTTAAAGACCAATCAGAAGTCCAAGCACGGCGTAGTTCTGTTATTTCAGGTGCTGAAGAGCGTATGGCGATAGCTAAGGCTAATATGAAGAAGAATAAAGAAGAGGCATTTATGCGTAAGCTAGCGCTTGTCGAAGCTGGTGAAGTAGAACCAGAAGATGTGCAAGAATAAGTTGAAAAGCACTGGAATATAGTTGATTAATGAATATACTATTTACTTGATATGTACAACAATTTTCATTTCATCAAACAACTTAATTCAAGACATCTAATGTGGGAGAATAATTCTTGAATCCTTATTTTTTTGGTATTAACCCTTGGTTTTTATATGCTTTTTTGGTGGTTCTTGCCATCGTTGGTATTTTATTGATTCGATTTAATAAGTTTAATAACACAACTGGAAGTGGAGTTGGTGTTATTTTAATTGGCTTAGCTATCATTAGTGGTTTCTCCTTTCATAGCTACATGAGTAAACCTATTTCTAGTGCTGACGCAAAGAAACTTGATCTTATATATGATGAAAGTTATGGCAATCCTCAAGCTGAAGCCTTCCGAAATGAAATGTCAGACTTAGCTAAAAAAAATGGGATCGTTGTTAGTTCAGCTTTTTCATACAGTGGCAGCGATATCTATGTTGACTACATTACAAGAAGCGACTTCAATAGACTTGCCAAGCTTTATGATGAAAGCAAAAAATTTAATATAAATTAAGGTGATATAATGACAACAAAATCGTTTCAAAATCTTAGTGTTATGCAACGTGTTGAAGTTGCATTATTTGTTTCGGGAATTGCTGTAGCTTACATGCTAATTCTGATGTTAATAATGAAGCCATATCTTATTTTCATCAAACCAATTGCGATGTTATTTGTTGACGCAGCAGGGCTAGATCCATTTAATAATATCCTGCAAATTCTCAGCGGTTTGTGCTTCATTCTTACGCAACTGACTGTACTTTTAGTTCCATATGTTATTGTTCGTTTTTTCAGTAGAAGTTTTCCTAAAAAGGCTAAAAGAAGAGTAACTTTTTAAGCTTTAAATTATTAGTTAAGCCTGCCTTAATGGTGGGCTTTTTTGTATGATAATTAATCACATGATTGTTTAGTTTAAAAAAAGTTCCCGTGTTTTGGGTAGTGCATGTCTATATTAGAAATAATCATTAACTTTAAGATTTATAGGAATCATGCAAATGTCTTCAAATCGAATCACTGCAGCTGAAGCATCTAACTTAGCAAATAGTTCAACCCAGTTTGATAAAGATTATATCCTCGATCAGGTTTATCAAACAGTTAAGGCTAATCTTAAGAACGGTTATGTAGTTTTGCTATATCAAATTAATTCAACCTCTATTCTAGAAATGGAAGCAGCTGTACGTCAATTGAAAGAAGATGGATACCAAGCAAATGCTACTCATTCCTCAATCTCTCTTAAATTAGAGGTTAGATGGTCTGTCTAAGAATTATAACAATAGGAACTTAATAGCTTTTTATTGAAAAAAATTATCCAAAATGCCCTATATCAGTATGGGGCATTATTTGTTATGGCAGATTCAGATCACAATAATTCAGTTTTATCTTATGATGAGCTTGGCTTCATTATTGGTATGAAACGAGTTGAAAAAAAAGTTAGTACGATTGATTTAAATATTGAAAAGATTATCGAAATTCTTACTCAAAGCTTTGAAGAGCAAAAAGCACAGTTTGCAAAGCCTCAGCCAAAACTGACTGAATTTCAAAAGATGCTTAATGCTGTCAATAATAGACCAGCTTTAGACTTTGAAGATTTATTAAAAGAAAAAACGAATCCTATCACGCAGTCTTTTGTTGTAGCCGACAAGTTTGTGAAAGACTTTGCTGATGTATTAGAGCAATCAGTTAGTGACCTTAATTCAGCAAATAAAGAACAAATCAACCAACCTAAGGCACGAAAGCCAGCTATAGAAATTAATAGTCATGAAGATTTGGATAAGATTGTAAGCTCAACCACACCAGAACGTGATGAGAAAGGGCGTTTTGTATCAAACAATAATGATGCTCAAAACCAATCATCAATTAGAAAGGTTGCCCAAAAGATTACAACGGCGATTAAAGGAATAATGCCGAACTCACCACAAGGTGTAGATCCCACCGTTGATGCTATCAATGAAGTTGGTCACTTACTTTCACCTGTACGCCGTGCTGCGGGTTTAGCCTTGCGGCCATTAACTGGATTGATGCGTAGTAAAAAGCGAAATGAGCCATTACCTCGTGAACAAGAGAACCATAACCGCAAACAAATAAAGTTATTGCAGCGTATTGCCGATAATTTAGCGTCTAAAGGTGGTTTGTTAGGTTCCCTAGGGAAATTACTTACTTCCGCTTTATCTGCTGGTGGCGGGCTGCTAGGAGGTGTTCTAGGCAAAGGAAAGAAAGGTGTAGGTAAATTAGGAAAGGGCTTGGGTAAACTTCTCAAGTTTGGCCGTGGTCTACCCGTAATTGGTGCATTAGCTGCTGGTGCATCATTGTTAGATTGGAATGAACAAAGCACACAAGAAAAGGGTGGTACGGTTGGTAGTCTTGCTGGGGGTGTGATCGGTGGTACGGTGGGATCATTATTTGGCCCAGCTGGTACTTTGATTGGTGGTATGGCTGGATCTTGGATAGGTAATAAGCTTGGTACCGCAGTTGCGCCGTATTTTAAAGAGTGGACAGATTCATTAATAGCTGCAGATGTACCAGGTATTATTAATACTGCATGGAAAGGATTTGTTAGTTATGCATCTAATGCTTTTGATCAAGCAAAAGGTACAACTTCAAAAGTTGTGGAAGGTGTCAAAGATACTGCAGGTGATACATTAGATTTCATCAAAGATAAATTTAACCGGTTTAATCCATTTCATGACGGCGTTCCAACGTGGGGAGTAGGCCAAGGAGTTTACAAGCCGGGCTTTGGGGCAAACAAAAATGTTCCTGCTTATGGAGCTGCAAGTGGTGGTAAGGGCGGTAAATTCAATGGTTTTGGAGTTGATATTGATCAATATATTAAGGAGTCATCACAACGTTATGGTATTGATGAAAAAACCTTACGTGGTTTCGTTAAAATTGAGGATGGTTGGAGCGGTAAAATGTCGCCAACAGGTGCAATTGGTACAGGGCAATTTACTCAAGGTACATGGGATGATTTAGCTAAGACAAAAGAAGGACAAGCTATAGGTATGTCTAAAATTGGTAATCGCTTCCGTACCAAAAATGATCCAAGGTTTGATAAACGAGTTAATACTCTTGCTACAGGTCTATTAGCCAAACAAAATGCTGAAAGATTGAAGAAAGCAGGCTTAGAGGTTACTGGTGAAAACTTATATATGCTTCATAATATTGGTCCTGGTGTAATACCAGCATTACAAGGACGCAATTCGGTAAGTGCTAAAACCATAGAAGCTATGCGTAATAATGGTATGCAGTCAAATGAATCACCAGTAGCTTTTGCTCAACGGCAGAAAAACAAATTTCAACAGCACTATAATTTAGCTAATTCTGTGTCTGTAGAAGCTAAAACTGTTTCAAAAAAAGAATCAAAACCACCTGAAAATATTTTTAATGAAACACGCGCAAATATGAAACAGGCTTTTGCTACCAAAACTGCCGTAATTCCAAGGGCAGAGCATGTAGTAGCAGCCTCAACTACTAAAAATCAATTTGTCACATCTGTACCATCCTTTAAACAGCCGCTTAATACTCCTAATCCTCAGGAAGTTGTTGTTGTAAATCAGAATAATGGTAACATCGGCCAGAATGTTAATGATCGTTTCCTTGCACATGCACTTACTGGTGGCATTGGAATGTATAAGAATGAGGCTTAATGATGAAAAGACTTTTAATAATTATTGCTACTAGCATGATGTTAACTGCGGTAAATGCGAACCCACTTACTGAATTTCCCAAAAATGGACAAGAAGCAAATTATCTTGCTAATTGCTCAGCACATATTAATGAATTTTTAGTAGTTGATCGGAAGCTCGGAACAGGAGTAGTAGGGTCAAGAACGACAAAGAATGCATTAGAAAATGTATTTGCATTTGGTTTTACTTCTATTGCTTTTTCTGACCAAAATGCATATTTATCTAATTATGAAAAGGCTTTATCAAATATTAAAAATAAAGAACAAGAATATTTATATGGAGGTACTGCAAATGTTGGGAAGTACACTGATTACTTATCTCAGAATGTGATGAAATGTGTTCCTGCATCGAAAAAAATTCTTGAATCAAAAGAAAATGAACTTACTAAATTCATGCAAATTATGAAAAAAGAAGAAAATAATTCACTCTTAAAGAGTATGCAGGAAACAGTTAAAAGAACTAATCAAGCCCATACGAATTAAAACTTAAATGTGTAAAGGAAAGGGATTGAACCATTCAATCCCTTTTTTATTTAAGAACGGTACATATCTAAGTACTTTTCTTCTGAGATGTTACATAACAACTTAAAGAAATTCTTTCTTGAATCCGAAGTTAGTTTTTCACGAGGTAAAGGTAATAATTGATCAACTGCACCAACTGGACCCCAACTGGCTGTAAATGGAACAGAGATATTAATGAAATATGCTTTGTCAGAACTTACTGCAGCATCTAATATTTCTTGTACTTCTCTATATCTTGGATACCTTTGAGCAGTTAAAAATAATCCATCAAAAATTACATAAGCATTGAATTCTTGCAATTCAACTAACAATATTGCTCCCATTAAAGGAAGATTTGTTTCAGGTCCATCATCTCGGCTAAACCCAGGTTCTGGTGTTTTTTTAGTAGCAAAAAGAAGAACCTGAATGCATTCAGGCATATTGATATAATCTAAAAGATAAGAACAATTCTGTGTTGTATTTCCATGACTTCCTCTTACAGCTAGATAATTATCTTGTTCATGAAAAGCTGCATTCTGGGTATGAGTATGTGGTAAAAATTTACGTAAAGCTAATTCTAAAACTTTCCTCTGATTAGATAACTTTGATAAATCAGAGACATAACCTTCAGCAATAAAACCTTTTTCCATTAGGTCGAGCATAGCCGTATTCAAAGAAAGATTATTCTTCTCTGCGTATTCAACGATAGCATCATATTGATCTTGTGGAATGCGTATCTGTGTACGCTTCCATTCATCCTGATTTTGTATTCGCTTTTTTTCAAACATGGATATGACCAAAACTAAACGTTGACACTAGATTAGTGATACATTTGATTATTGTCAATGTTACTAAATTAGTGACATAAAAAAGCCCCGAGTAATCTTGCCGGATCTCGGGGCTTCCATCAACAACCGTTTCGAAAGGATATTGATATGTCTAATTTATCATATATACCGCAAATTGTGTCGTTTCATGGCACTGAACTCTTCATTGTTGAACATGAAGGTCAACCTTATACCCCAATGAAACCTATTGTTGAAGGAATGGGGATGGATTGGGCATCCCAATTTGTAAAATTAAAACAAAGATTTGCAAAAGGTATTGTGGAAATCACAATACCTTCAAATGGTGGGTTACAAACCATGATTTGCTTATTGTTGCGTAAACTTCCCGCATGGCTCTATTCAATAATGCCAGGTAAAGTTAAACCTGAGATTCGTGACACAGTAATCATGTATCAACAAGAATGCGATGATGTTTTATGGGACTATTGGACCAATGGACAGGCAATCAACAAGCGCTTTACCATTTCTCCAGAAGAGCAAAATGCACTACATGCAATTGTAGACCGCCGTGCAGGAAGGGATCGAAGTTTAAGAGCTTCAATGTGGATACGACATAATCGCCACTTTAATATTTCAAAATATAGTCAATTACTTTCAATCCACTTTGATGATGCGAAAAAGTACCTTGAGATGTTGCCGTTACAAGAGCTTGTCCCAGCTGAAACAGATACACTACAACGCTTAGAAAAATTTGTAGATAATCTCGCAGCGCGTTATCCAGCTTTAGAAAGCCCTATTGCTTATGAAATCGCTCAGCAAGTTGGTGAAAAACTGAAATATCAAAAACCTTATGGTCCGAAAAACTTCTGGATATCGATTCAAGAAAACGGCGCTCTTTCAGTACAGCAATATTGTCTACACCACACACCTGTTAATGTTGTGCAATTGCGTGAAAAGTTTAATGGCTTATGGGAATTTTTACATAAAGATGAGGTGCTTGAGCTTGGTAAAGTATTAAAACGCTTTCCTTTTGAACCTGTGAGAGCATAAGGGCTTATAAATATTTTAAGATGTTCTTTAATAGAACTCCCCACTAAAAAGAAAGCTAGTATGAAAAATCTAGCTTTCTAAGCTTAATCTTAATTCAGCAGAATGTATTTATTTTTTAATTGGATTATTTAAAAATTAGAAAAATTGGAATAAAATTCAGCCTGTTAATTAGACTTGTTTAATAATGGCATTTTTATGAATACTAATGATCAAAAGAAAATAATCAATTGGATTAAGAATGAAAAGTTCTCACATCTAAATTTTTTAGAAGAAGAATGGAATACTTCAGATAATGATCACTATCCTGGATATTATTATTTTATACTTGATATGAAAAATGATAATAATGAATTTGTTTTTGATGAAATAGTTAAAAGAAAAGGATCGGAGGCAGAAGCTTATTTTTATCTTGGTTGTGTCGCAGGAAAAATATTTGATTATAATAAATCTAAACATATCGAATTGGGATTTTATCGAAAGGCTTTATTGATAGACAGCAACCATGCTGATGCAAACTGGAGTGTCTTTTATTATACAAATAAAATTGATCATTTGCTAAAGTGCTTAAACTATTTTTATAAGAATGATGAAATCCAAAAAATTAAGAATGTATTAAATAATATATATGATCTAGATGGTTTAGAAGAGCTGAGTAGAGATGAATTGTTATTTTTAAAAAAAATAATAAATCATAGTGAACTTAGAGGGAATCGAAATATTGATAGGATACTAATTGATTTATGTTTTTGCTTGGGTGATTTAGAAGAAGGATTGGAAATTATTAGCAATATAGATAAAGTAAATTATAGAATAATTAAAAAGTATGTTGATAAAAATCTAATTTCTTTAGATGACTCTCTTCTGAAAATAAATAGTTTTGAGTTGAGTAAAATAAAAAATTGTGACAAAAATAAAATCTATGAAGTTTATTTAAATGAAGCGAAAGCTGGAGGGCCGAACCCTACAAGTGATGTGTTGATCCAAAAGGCATACGAAGCAAAACAATATAATGATGTTGTTTCTATTTTTGAAAAAGCTAACAAGGAAGATAAATTAATAGCAATAATTGATTCACATTTATATTATCTATTATCACAAATAGAGTTAGATAATGAATGTAATAAACAGATATATGAATATGTTGTAAATAAATTTAATGATTTAACCTTTATTAAAAATGATAAAAATTCTTATTTTTTATTTTTAAAATTAAGATTTAAACTTATATGTAAGGATCTTGAAAAAAAAGTTGAAGAAAATTATTTTTCGAATTTTTCAATTGAAAATTATTCAATTCTTAAAGAAGCAGAAGAAATATTAAAAAAAGATGAAATTGTAAATAATAAAAGTTACACGGAACTAAAAGGAAGATTAAATAATATTAAAGATAAATACTATAAAGAGAAATCAGAAGAGAAATTAAAAGAGTATGGTGACACTTTATCCTTAGAAGAATTTGAACTTTCTGAATTTAATGAATATTGCTATGTAAGTATTTCATGTGGGAATTATGAAAATACAATTGAAAATATTAATAAATTTCATAAATACAATAGACCCACAATGAGTACTTTAAACTCGTTAGCAATTTGTTATATGCATATTAATGATTATAAAACCGCTTTTAAATATTCTAGTGAAGCTTTGGAATGTATGAGAGCTTCTAAAGAGTATGACTATATTATCATTAATAATTATCTGGATTTATATAAGAAGGCTGTTTGTGAAGATTTTTCAAAAGAAGAATATAATAAACTTGTAAATGAATTTAATCTGGGTTTGGTGAAAAGTTTTACTTGGCATAATTTTATTTCTACTAGATTTAATATCTTATATAAATATTCCCCATTTAATGTTAATACCATCGATGCTTTAACAAATCAATATTTCTTCTTGCCAAGTAAGAGATTATTAAATGATCCGATTGAATTACCAGAATTAAGTAAAATACGACCAGATACTCATATACTTGAAAATTACAATATATGTTCATTTTCTAATAACGAGAATTCGATGTTAATGTGGTCACATTATGCTCAACAACATCAAGGGATTATGGTTGAATATTTCTTTGGAGGGGAATTGCCTTTTGGGTATGGAATTAGTAAGGTTGACTATGTCGATGATAAAAAAAGATATAAAGATAAAGATGAGTTTATATTCAATCAGTTTCTTTTAACTAAAAATAAAGATTGGTCTTATGAAAATGAAGTTCGTCTTTTTACATTTTTGAATAATAAAGTTGAATTTGAAAATTATAAATATCCTAACCCCGACAGGACAAAGATTAATGCATCTATTAAGAGTATTACATTAGGATTAAACTTCCCTGAGGATAAAAAGAAATTAATTGGAATAATTGTGAATACTCTAAATAACAAAAAGCTACCTCATGAATCTAAAATTTCAATTAAACAAGCTTTTTTATGTGAAGATAATAGCTATGCTTTAGAGTATAGAGAACTATTTCTTGATTAATGTGTTTAAGGACCTTGTAGTTGTGAGGTTATTTTTCGTGGAAACTCTTAGTCTTACATTTTATTATTTACTGTTTTTATACTAAATTAACTTAAAATTAAAGCCAGCTAAGAAAGCTGGCTTTTTTTCACTTAACAAAACCTTGTATAGCTTTGGACAGATTTTTAATAATTAATTCCCTTTCATAGCGAAAATCAAAAGTTTTAGGATTCTTTACATTAAGAACTTTCTGTTGAGCAAGCGTCAATGGGATCTTATCGTTCTTATTACTAACAAGAGAGTTATCGATATCAATTAACGTGTTTAATTCAGCAGTCCTTTGAATATTTAGCCATTGAATTTGAACATTCATTTGAGGAAAAGTTGCATTGAAAAAGGGAGTAAATTTTTTAGTGGAAATTGATAAATCTTGACCTTTGTGTTTCCGAACAATTAAATCATTTGTGTTACAGAGCAGGGTATCTGCATAAACCAAGTCATTGCCAAATTGTTGAATCTTATTTGGGTCAAGGTGAATCTCTTGACCTTCATAAACAAAATACATTTAAAACTTCCATATAAATAAATTAGTGATGTTTCAGCCATTCTTTGTCGCCTATTATTCAGTTGTATCATTTAATTAGATGATATGTGTAGTTAATTTTTTAATAAGTGCAACGCTTTGAAACTTGGATGGAACCTTTCTCATTTTGTTAGGTTAGGGAATATCAAAATAGCCTCATTGATAAGAGGTTATTTTCATGGGCAGTCTTAATCTTGCAGCTGTAACAGCTACCACTCCATATATTAAAAAAATCCAATCTGCATTAGCAAAAGCAACAGGCCAAACTATCGTTACACCAGAGTTTCGAAAAATTAAACGCGTTGCTGGTGTCAGTGTTTTACCAGTTACTTTTTTCTTTTCTGGTGGTGCAACACTTACGCTGTATGTTCGTGCTTTAGCAGATGTGGTCAAGGCAGAACTTAATGAAAAAGTGATTGTGCTATCAGGTGATTTTAGTGATGACTATAAGCCAACTTTTGATAATGCTGTTAATGGTGTAGCAAAGCTAATTCGTGAAGCACAATCACAGATTCAAGCACAAAACAAACGTGAAAAAGTGCGTCTTCCTCCACGCCGTACTTCAGTAGATCAAAAGGCTGTAGAGGTTGAAGAACAAGAGCAAAAGCTTGATGAAGAATTAGTAAAACAAACGGCGCAACGTGATCAACTTTTGGAAAAAATTGAACTAGCCAAACAGCAGCTTGGTATCAATTCTATGACGGAGGCTGGTCAATCCGAATTGGGAAAGTCGATTAGTGAAATCGTATCAATTTCCACTGATTCCAGCGCAAATATTTTCAAAGAAAATAGATTATCTAACATGTCTGATGTTGTAGAATCATCATCAGATAAGTCTATGATGTGGAAGAACATAGTGTCAAAGTATTTGGGAAGTGATCATCCACTTTCATTGGAAGAGCAGGAAAAAATTGTAGAAGAATGGATAAGCAGTAATGAATTAAGTATTCTAAAATACGACCTTTTAAATTCAGATGAGATTGTTAAAAAGTCAAAAAAATATGGTCTAACTTTACCAGAACAAATCGCAATTCGTTATTGGTCAGGATCAGGATTTGGGGGAATTAATGGTGTATTGCACCAATCAACCCCTTACTCAAAAGAACAAATTTTAATTGAATTAAAAGGTGTATCTCTATTACGTCAGGCATTAGATAAATTACCAAACTTCACAGAGGAAGTTGTTTTTTCAAGACAGCAATTACCAGAGAAATTGCTTGAATCGATGTTAAACTATGAGACTTATACAGCAGAAGGTTTTTTGTCTGCTAATGTAAGTTATGATATGTATTCTCATCGAAATATAAAATTAATTATTCAATCTAAAACCGGAAAACACATTGCATGGATTAGTGAGAATTGGGAAACAGAAGATGAAGTCTTGTTTAAAAATTCCACTTCGTTTAAAGTATTAAACATAGCTGATTCAACAACAGATGAAGCTATTGAAAAAGGTCATATTTGGTTCTATCTAGAGGAGGATGATAATGAATAAAGTAATATTAAATATGCCTCTTGAGTTACAGGTAAAACGAGCAAAAGAAGCTGGTTTAACATTGCCAGAATGGCGAAAAGGTATGGAAATTAAATTAGCGAAAATGCATCGTAGTGCTGTTAAATCAATGAGACCAACAGGTAAATTTGTTTCAGTTTCTCGTGCTGATGCTGAACGTTTCCAACGAAAAATGGATTCAGCAATTGCATAGATTGCTTCAAGAATATTCTTTAAAAAAGGCTGCTTAATTGCAGTCTTTTTTATTGGAAGTTGAATTAGTTTGTTCGAATAAATTAGGGAAAAATGAGTTAGAGATTTTTAAAATTAATAGACTGCTAGATAGCGGTTTTTTTTGTTTTGGAACCTTATAAATATCGAGAAGGTTCAAACAACTACTCTTATAAAAATCCAAATTAAGGGTAGTACCATGCAAATTCAAATCGGTATAGATATTGTCTTAATTCTTGCATTTTCTGCGTATCTTTATTTCATAACAGGGTGGAATGGCAAAAATAAAGCGGCATCAATAAAACAATTTCGGCAAATTCCAATTAACCTTTTATTTAAAGAAATAAGATGGATGTACTTCATATGCATGGCATGCGTATTGATCACAATTATTTTAGTTGATTGGCGGATCTATTACGTTGCTTATTACTTTGATGCATTAAGCGTTTCGCTTTGGATCTTTCTTATCTATTTTACTATTTTTTCTACTTATCAAATTGGCACTGCAATTTTACTAAAGCTTTTGACTATTTTTAGCAATAGAGCAACTTCCTAATGATCACAGCTAAGTCAATTTTAGACATGGTTGATTATTGGCTTAATCATCCTGTCAATGGGAAGTATGGGTCTGATTTTGGTGCACCTCTTTACGATTTGCTTATGGCTCCACTCGATGCAAGGGTGGCAGATAGCTTTCTAATTAAGATGAAGAAGGATCTGCCTTTATTATCTGAGCTTAATTCTGATCAATTAGCGCTTTACTCAGAAACAGAAGGTTTTGAGACGATCCATATTTATCTAAACATCATGAATGTGCCTATTGATCTTAACCAAGTAGCAGATCGACTAAGTAAACCAGTAACAGGTGAGACATATGACATTAACGCAAGCTAATTTTGAAGCTCAGCTACAAGCAGCGATAGATGATTATGAGATTCAGGAACGTTACAAAGCTCAAGATCCACTAGTCGTTCACCAGCTGCGTTCAATGGCTAGTTTTTTAACTGCATTTGGACCTGAAATCGATATTGCATCAATTGAACCTTTCACAAAAACACGTGATCGATCAATTATTGCAGATGCAACTAATAAGGGAATCTTGCCAATCGGGACGCCGTGCCAACACTTAGTAGAAATCATAAATCGGTCAACAAATGCTGTTAGCTTAAGCCAAGGGCGAATGATTGAAGACCATAGCGGCGGTAGAGTATGGCGGTTACTTCAATCAATTACAGTTAAAGCTGGTGAAACGGCGGAAGTAATTGCAGAACAAAGTGAATATCGTGAAATAAATTATGTGGTACCAGTAACTGAAGGGTTTCATAAATATCGAATAGATCTTTTAGAGGATCTTTCACTTGCAAATATTTCCATTAAGCAGGGCAATAATAACTATGTAATTAAGCCACGCTGGATGAATGTTGAGCCTGGTGAATTTGCTGTTACGGTCACTACAGATAATCTTAGAAGATTATTTATTGAATTCGGTGATTCTGAGAGAGCAGGTCGAACCCTACAAGCCAATGAAACGGTCACAATCGGTGTACTTGAAACTTACGGTGAAGTTGATGCTAATCGTTTAAAAGATGCTGCTTTAATAGATGTATTTACTAATGATGAACAGCGGGTATCGGTACGTTTTAAAGCTGGTGGACTGATTAGAGAGGGAGTAGATCCGTTAGCTGTATCGGAATTGCGTTTATTATCAAGCTATCCATCACTTTACGATGAAGATGCGGTATTTCTCGGTAACTTTGACTATGTAGTTCGTAAAAAGTTCATGAAGCGGGCTCAATTTATTTCTGTTTGGAATGAAACGCTTCAAGAGCAACACTTTGCAATCACATACCGTGACATTAATCATTTAAATCTTGTGGTGGTTGCGAAGAATCCAGCAGAACAAGATGTCTTAGAACAAGATATCTGTCGATATATAGGTTTTTGCGATAACTTGTATGAAGGTAAGGTTAATGTACATGAAGTAGTTGAAAAGCCATTACCAATAGTAATCACTGGCACATTAGCCTCAGTACATAATACCGATATGGTCAAAACCCAGATCATTGAATTACTAGTTGAGCGCTATGGCCGTGAAGCACTTAGCTCAAGCCGTTGGTTAGTGAATGGTTTTAATAGTCAAGAAATGTCAAAGCTGATTAATGACAATATCGTTGCTTTCCAAGACCGGATGAGCGATTTCTCCATTAAACTTTCAAATGAGATTAATAAGCCTAATGAATGGGTTTACATCACTAAGGACAGCATTGTAGTAAATATGGAGCGTACAGCTGATATTTCGGGGGCAACATGGACCCTATAAACTTTACACGTCCTATTGATGAACACTATGTTAATGCTGGCTTACAAACGGCGCTTTCCAAGGCTTTTAAGCAAGTATTTGCCCAGAATTTTGAGCAGTCTATACAAGACCTACTAGATTACGGCTGTCCGCATATCGGTAGTAAAACAGTTATAGAACGGTTCTCTAAACAAAATGGACTCGTGGTTTTAAGGCGTAATAACACCTCTGATACGTTAATGCGAATTATCTATGCTAATTGGAGCAGCATGGGTAATAAAAGGGGATTAGCGTTTTTAGAGTTCGTTTTGCGAATGCTTTGGGGGAAAGATCATTATCAAATTATTCGGCTATGGCATAGCTTGGAAAAGCTAACAGATTATCCAGCTTATTTGTCGGATATTGAGAAGCCAAATTATTTCTTAACTAGTCGGATTAGAATTGTTTTAGATAAAACAGTTGATGCAAATGAAGTGGTAGAGCTCTCACCAATATTACGGCGTTTAGTACCAGCCAATATTGTCGTGAAAGTACACTCAATGGCATTTGATAGAGATTTAGGCGCGACAAGCTTTGCAGCGGCAATAGCAGCTAAGCCTTATGCAGTCTATAACTTCCTTTAATTAGATTGGAACTGTTGAGTTAGCGCTCAAATACAAAATGATTTCATAGTCCTGTTCATTAGTTCAGGACTTTTTTATATGCAACAAGCTCAAGAAAATGTTTTAGTAGGAATCGCAGAACCTATCAATGGTCAAGGAGAAAACTTATTAATTGATCATTTCTTAGGATATGCAAACCAAGAATTAGAACCACAAGAAATTGATAAAGTTGTAAATGGGGAAGTGGTAGAGGGCATTACAGCTTATGCTCAAGGCCATTACTATAAGATTTCAGCAAATCCTGAAACTCAAAATGCAAAAGATTTTGAAATCAGTCTTCATTTTCAGGATGGCCCAATTCCAGAACATGGTGTGAATGGGGTGACCAGTGAAGCATTGTTAAAAGTACTTATTCACCGTACTAAAACCTTGGATGAAAAGTTCCCAAGTGAGTTCAACAAACAAGCAATCATTTATATGGAAAGTGCGTTAGAAGAATTCAATAAGCGTACAGCTGAGCGCCGTGCTCGTGGTGTCGAAGGCACTCTTCTTAAGTAATTGGGTGAAGTATGCGATTAAAAATCTTTTGTCGAAAGCGTGGTTGTTCCCAATTAATTGACTTATCTCAAATGGATTGTTTGCAAGTCTCCCAAAGTGATCATAGAGGCGGTATGGTTAGTGAGAGCTTTTATGATGTTTTTATCTCTCTAAAAAGTGGATACATCTTTGATGCAACTATTGAAGATAAACAACATGACAAACTATTGGAATTGATTGAGTGTGATCAAAAGATTTGATCTGGAACTGAATAAATTTCGACTATAGAACAATTGAAACAATAGCCTCAATCACAGCATTGGGGCTTTTTTTATGGCTAGCAAAAATAGAAAGACTAAAGTTCTCTCTTACAACCTACATGATCGGTGCCGTAAATATACTGGTGTTGATCGAAGTAATGTCGATGTTGATGCAATGATCAACCTGATTAATAGTGACTATGTTCAAGAAATGGTTGCTACAAACTCATTGCAAGGTTTTAACGGCCATCACATCCGACAGCGTTATGGCATGGTACCGCCAGAAACTGTAATCATAAAAGGTAAGTTGGTATATCTTGCACGGGCATTTAAAACTATTAAATTACATGCCTCGAAAGATGGGACAGTAGAGCATCAAGAAGAGTTCTATGAAAACGAACCTGGTGAATTTGCTTTACAACAATATCAGGCAAAAGCAGGTGGTTTTAGTACATCAGTAAATTATAAGAATGTCGCTGGCCGTTTAGTCCCTACTGGCTTTTTTGGTTTTGATTTCGTTGCACAACCAAACTATGCAAGTAATGTGGGTGATGGACAATTATTTGATGGCTTATTTCTTCCAGAAGAACCTGAAGGTGTTGTTTCTTGCTTTGATAGTGCAACTGATATTTCACAGTTATCACCATCTGAAATTGTTATTGCTCAACTGCTTGAAGAGCAAATCTTGCAGACGTACGACAATATCAATAGTCAGATTCACCTTTTAAATGAATTGGGTAATGCTCAGGGCTTAGTCGGTGAATTATCAGAAGTAGTTGATAAGCAAAAACGCGTACAACAACTTAGAGAAGAACGAAAAAAAGAACTCTATACGGGTATGGTCAATCCTGTGAAGAGTTTTGATTCAGTACAACAACAAGCTGAACAAATCATTCAAAGTTTGGACAATCCAAACGTAAAAGAGAAAGTTAAAAAGCCGAAAAAGTCTTTTGGCAATATCTTTAGTGTATGGGGGTAATAATGAAATACCCCAACGATTCGCTTAAATGCATCCAAAACGCTTGGTATAAGCAGCTTGTGAATTTTCGTGCTTCCTATATGCCAGAGACACAATTAACGACTGACTGGAAATTGAGAGCTATTGGCGATGCTATAAAAGCATGTCCGTCACGGATGATGGACGATTCAGAAGCAATGCTATCTGAATACAGAAAAAGCCAAAAGCATGATGAAGTGTCGAAAGTACTTTTACCTGTAATGCTCACTGCAACAGCGCTAACAGACCAACCCCCTGATGTTAATCAATTACTGCCAGTACCCGATTTTATTGAAACGGTCATTGATGAGAAGCGGGTAAAAATACGACTGGTACCTACAACTTTACGTGCTCAAATCGCATTCTTTGCCACTAATCCTAACGATCTGCGTTCAGTTATTGGGCAATTTTGCGCGCACATGTCTAGCAGTGATAACCGTCGTTTTAATGTGCCATTTCAGCAATGGAATGATCATATCGTTAATTCAACATTCACTGTTTTTGAAAATGAACTATTTCCATCACCAGTCCCTAGCGAAGCAATCAATCTTTCTATCTCAACTGTAGATATTCAGTTAGTTGGTTACACACCTAACGTCATCGGTTTCGGTGGTCCTTTCGACCAAAACACGGGTAATGGCTATGAACCTGACGGCTCAGCAACGGAACAGCCCGCAATCAACGACAAAGTTGTAGTGCAAGCTGATCAGTACACATCACTCGATCACCAGCGTGTGAAGGGCGATAGAGAAACAGGTGAAATTACAGTTGAGCGTATAGATGACTGACTTGATCGATAAAGCACAAGAAAGTGCTGAATATTTACTACAGCAAGAGATTGCTAACCGTTGCCGCTTTGAGGGCGAATCTGAAAAAGAATGCGTTGAATGTGGTGAAGAGATACCAGAACGACGCCGTGCTTTAGGCGGTGTGAAATTCTGCATTGAATGCCAAACCAAGTTAGAACGCAAACGGCGCTAAGGATAAATGGAATGTCTGAAATTATACGAATTGACAGCCGTGTTGCTGGGTTTTCTGATCAACCAATTCGTCTCATAGGAGCCGCATTTGCTGATACGGGTGAGCTTGTTATTCAAAAAACTGCCATTTATTCAAATTTACCCGTACCAAGTGATTTAAGAGATCAAACGGTTGTTGTTACTGACTCACCTGACCAAGTTCAGAATTGGCAATTAAGTTTCAATGCTAAGGACCATTTAGAAGAAGTGATTTCAATTTACCAGGCTCGTTACAGAGCAAAGTTAATTGAAATTGAACCAAAGCTAAATCAGTACAACCCTAAGAACGTACTTGAAATCCGAAAAGTTGATAAAAACGGTCTTCAACAAGAGTTCGATAGCAGCAGCTTAAACAACGGCCACATTGCAATCCTATTAGCGGTATGGGCTAGTACGAAAATTGCTAAAGGCCATTCAATTACTGAAGGGATTCAATTTGAAGAAGATGCTGTAGATCCAACAATGCTTCCTTTTTCATTCTTTTAATTATTAATGGTGTTTTTACGGTATGGCTTTATCACCATTAAAAGAAATTCCCGAATGGTGGGAACTTTGTGAGCGTTATCGATACGACATCTATGCTTTCGCCGTAGAAGCATTAGGTGTCGAACCAACATGGCAACAAGAATTACTTTTTGAATCAATTGCATTTGATGGTAGCCGTACATCAGTAGCATCTGGTCACGGTTGTTTTGGCAAAGGGACATTAATCAAATTAGCCAATGGGGACTTTATCCCAGTTGAGCGTATTAATTTAAATCATAAGATCCTTGCTGCAGATGGTAAGACAGAACTAGAAGTAGTTAAAACAGTAACCGGTTATCAGGAAATGTACCGGTTTGAATATGAGAATGGCAAAGCTCATACCTTCAATAAATCACACATCCTTTGCTTAATATCTTTATACGATGGTAACGGCTGGTCCAAGGGAGACAAGATTGAATTACTTGTTTCTCAATACCTGAACATAAAGCCTGAAAATAGAGAGCAGTTTGCATCTTATAGGCTTATAGATGGTGAATATAAGCCATTAAAAATCACATCGGTTGCCGAGCTTGGTGAAGGCAAATATTACGGTTTTGTACTCGATCCAGATCCATTTTTTTTGGGTGAAGATGACTTAGTACTACATAACACTGGTAAAACGGCCAGTGCCGGTATTGTTGCCTTATGGCATCTCTTGTTTTTTGATGAATCAATCATGATGTTTACTGCCCCGCAGATCGGGCAGTTAAAGAAACAAGTCTGGAAAGAAATCAGTATCAATCTAGCACGATTGAAACAAGGGCCTTTGGCATGGCTTGCTGATTATGTCGGGTACCAGTCTGAACTCGTTTACATTAAAGGCTATAAAGAAAAATGGTATGTCTTTGCTAAGACAGCACCAAAACATCAACCTACTAACTTAGCTGGTAACCACGGCGATAACTACATGGTCTGGGTCGATGAGGCCAGCGGTGTAGATGATGCTGTACTTGATGTGGCGTTTGGTGCATTAACTCACGAAGACAACCGTGCTGTAATGACGTCGCAACCTACCCGTAATGCGGGTATGTTCTATGAGACTCATCACAAGTTAAGTCATCGAGCTGGTGGTGTTTGGATTGCTCTCACATTTAACGGGGAAGAGTCACCACTTGTTAGTAAGCAATCTTTAGAAGAACAACGGCAGAAGTATGGAAGCCGTGAAGATGCTCAATACAAGATCCGTGTTCTAGGTGAATTCCCAGACTTATCGGATGAGTTCTTAATTACCAAACGTCAAACAGAAGAAATGTATGTTGGCGCGAGTATTTTTGAGGATCATCAATTTGGTTATGTCATTACGGTTGACGTTGGTGGTGGTGTTGGCCGAGACGATTCTGTAATTGTGGTTTCTAAAGTTTGGGGTGAATCTCAATGGGGAGAGCGTGCACGACGAGTAGAAGTTGTTGATATTCCTCTATGTAAAAATAGAGATGATATTATTGAGCTGTTCGCAAAGATTAATGAGCTACTTTTACAGTATCCAAATGCTAACTTGGTAGTAGATGACAACGGGGCAGGTAAAGGTTTAGGCCAGTACCTTAAAAAACAAGGTATTTTCTACGTTCCTGTTTATTGGGGCTCACAATGTTTTAGTAATGACAATAGAAAAGAGTTTACGAATAAACGGTCATTAGCTTATGTGGGTTTGGCTCGAGCAATCGCTAGTGGTCGTTTTAAAATGAAAACGAAGAAACACAACGTGAAAATTAAAGACCAATTAATTCACGTTCCATACCGTTTTGATGACTTTGCACGTTACAAAATCTTGAGTAAAGATGAAATGAAACGGATGGGAATTAAGTCGCCCGATTTGGGTGATGCTTTTGCCTTCTTATTCCTTGAGAACGTTCATTACACAGAAGCTTATGAAACAGTCAATGTTACAGATGATACGCCTGAAGGTCGAGAACAAGCTGAACGTAAGTCAAGATTCAGTGCTTTAAGAAATGCGGCTGAAAAAGATAATGATCAATCTAGTGGAACTGACCCCTAATATTACTTTAAGCCATAACTACCATAGATCAATAAATCTTATGGGTGGGTTATGGTTATTAACTTCTTTTTAACTGACGCAGGTCGGAATGCATTAAATAAAGTAGGCGATGTCGCTAGTTTTGGTGGGGAATTAACTCATCTTGCTGTTGGTACCAGCAAATTTGATGCATCAGTAGAAGCAAAAAAATTAATTTCTCTTAAAAATGAATTAGCCAGATTCTCCCTTAATGGTGGTGGTGTAGATTCTGAAACAGGTACTTTACGCTTTGTAATGAGTATCGAGCCTACATTAACAATGGAAGTGTTTGAGATGGGTATATACCTTTCAGATGGCACTTTGCTTGCAGTAGCTTCAACTACAGCCGCTCAATCAATCATGTCTTTACATGCAAACGTAGTAGCAATTGTTACATTCGGATTTGTTTTAACTGACGTTAATTTAAAAAACGTAACTATCAAGATTGATCCAAACACACCAATTGCTGTGATGTTGATGAATCAGCACAGCGCAGATGAAGACCCTCATCCACAATACGGCGCTTTAATTCGTAAACTTATCACTGATCATAATGCACACGAAGATCCACACCCCCAATATGCATTTGAAAAGGATGTAAAAGCCAAAGACGATGATTTACAACATCAGATAGATGATCTAGATATTGGATCAAAGAACTTGTTACAGCAGTTAATTGATTTCAAGAAGAACTTAGATGCTCAGTATCCTAAATTGATTGGAGCAGGTGTAAAAATTGGTAGCACTGCAACAATTGAATTAGGTGGCAAAGTTACTGATTTACGTGATTCAAAGTATGCAATCCAATTAACCCCCGAAAGTACACATGAAGCATGGAAGCTTACTCGTGCTGAAAAAGGTTTCTCATATGAAGTTTGGGAGCGCTCAGGACAAAACCGCATCGGGTATTCAGGTTCTGTGAATTGGACCGTTATTCAGGTAGCTGCAGAAACACTAAACGACGGAAACGGCGATTACACAGTACCTGGTGTTTACATTATTCCAATTCAGCCAAAAGAGCTTAAAGAGTTCATTCTAGTTGGCGCTGGTGGAGCTGGTGGCGGCAGTGTGTGGGAAGCCGCAGCATTGGCACACGGTACAAGCGGAACAGATACACGCCTACGTTTAAATGAAATAGATTTAGCTAGTGTAGGTGGTGGTAAAGGGGGTACAAGTGGTCAGTGGTCAAATGGTAGTGCATTCTCAAACGGTGCAGGTGGATTAGCTGGTGCAATTACTGTTACTTCGAGCATTACAGAAATTTCTAGAAAACTCGGTAATGCGGGTACAGCTGCAAACCAACAGAATCATAAAGGTGGGGTATCGGTTAGTACTGTATCTAATTGGGGTGCAGGTGGAGATGGTGCCAACGGTGTTGGGGATTTAGGTTGGGGACTTGGTGGCGGTGGTGCAAGTGGTGGTTTACTCATTTGCCGATATGCTAATTCAACAGAAAAAACTCAGTACATGACTTTAGTTGTCGGCGAAGCTGGTCACACTACTGAAAGTAACGGCAACAGCGGTAAAGCGGGAATTGGTGGCTTTGCACGTGTTAGTACTGTTTCAGCATAAGTAGGTGGGCAGTATGAGAAATGACTATCGAAATGCCATTAGGGATTTAATACACCGCAACTTACAACAAAATAATATTCAGAATCTAATCGTTTGGGAGATTAAGGAAGATGAAGCACAAGATCCTTCACTCCTAAGCTTCAAGCTCTACGGTTCTAGAAATCAAATTGATGCTGTGCTGGTCGCATGTGGTGCTAATGGGATATGGGAAAAGCTACCTCTTCAAAAAGTAGCCTTTCCACGGCTCGTTGATCTTTTAAGACTTCAAAAAGAATATTTGCAGGATAATTAATATGTCAGCATTTAAGCCAGATGAATTACGCCGTGCTCAGATGCAATTAAATCAATCTTTGCAGAATGGTGGTGTACGCAGAGATCAACAGAGTCGCCAACGTGCAGATAGGGAACAGCGGGCATTTGCCGAAAAAGAAATTGAATATGATGATTGGGGACGAAAGATCCCTAAACCTAGGTTTTTGCGCCCACAAGATATTGCTCAAGGCGAAAAATACGATGTTGAAAGAGTTCTTTTTACAACGCTAGGTCAGCGAAATGGGGAAGTGCCACGGCGTATAACACGTGATGATATATTGGCATTTCAAGAAAACATTCAGCTATTAAAGGATCAGTATAGTAAAGGCATTACCCCTCAAAACATTATTAATTTAAGCCGACAAGATGATATTGATCGGGCAAATGAACAAATATTTCTGGCGACACCTGTGAGCAGAAAAGCTGGTTTAGTTCATTTACTCACTAATGCTGGACCTAAAAGTAAAGTCTCATTTCGCCATGTTGAAATTGAGTTCACAAACTTCAAATCAGTTGTTTTCGAAATCGATAAACAAGTCTTAAGCACTGTAAAAAACCGCTTATCAAAAGGGAAAATCAAATTTCAATGTGATTGCGAACGTCATACTTTCTGGTATCGGTATATGGCAACTATTGGAGGATATAATTTAGGACGTGATGAGGGAGGATTTCCTAAAGAACGCAACCCCCATTTATCAGGGGTAGCCTGTAAGCATGTTCTTAGTGTTGTGAAATGGATAGGTTCACCATCTGGGATTGCATATCTTAAAAAGGAAGTAGAGAAAGACCGTCAGAAACAAGTCGGTGCTCGATATAAGCAAACCGAAAAGCAGATACAGAATTCGATTAACGAACAAGTAAAAGATGTGATGAATGGTTCTACGAAACCAATCAAAGCAAATATTCAAAAAGCTGAAAAGGAAATGATGCGTAGAGCAGATAAAGTTGCGAAAAAGCTCTTAGAACGCGAATTGAAAACCCTCAAACGTTTTGAATCAGAAACTGTTAGAGCCAGTCAAATTGAAAGAATTCAAGCATTACATAAATCAGGCGCTATTGACCAAGAGATGCTTAATGTTTTTATGAAGGGTTTAAGTCGAAATGCTAAATAGATCAGTAAATCAAGTTGCCAATGGACGCCGTTTAGCAGCTAGACGTGTTGTGATGAATGCTTTAGCAAGTATTCCGGCGCAAGTCTGGCGTAAAGAAGTGATTTTCAATAATCCAGCTGAAGATTCAAAACCTTTAGATCCACTTTCTTTTGAAGCAAACACTTTATCAATTCAAGACGAACCTAACTACAAGTATGAATATAAAGGGGCTGCATATGTTCATTTAGATAAATTTAATGGTGGTTATATTCAAAAGAACTTCTCTATGAATAACCCCTCTGATTTGGTGTTAACCGCTCAAGTAGAGCCGTTCAATGAAGAATTGGACGATGTTTTGGAAAGAATAATCAACATTCCAGACATGATTCTTAAAGAAGGTGATCTTTTAGGTTTAATGATTTATGAAAATCTAATGTTGTGGTTTGAGATTGTGAATATTACTGGTTTTAGCCTTATGGCTGATTTTGGTAGTAAGTATGTTTTAAACCGTAGAGATGATTTGTTTATTTCACCTAGCGGTGATGGAGAGAGTTAATGAGTTATTTAGTTTTTAATGTAAAAGGGAAAAAGACAGGGGATATTGATATAGCTGAGCAATGTACTTCTGCAATTTTCAATTACCAGGTGATCGGGAACGGGGCAGAAGTAGAATTTTTCGGAAGTAATGTTCCAAATGCAGATCCGCAAAATGATTCTCACTGGGTGCCTATTCTTACTTTAACAGCTGCTTCACCAGATACTGAACCATTTCGACAACATTGCTGGGATAAGCTCCGTTATAAAGTGAAAGCAGGTGATAGTGTAGAAATTTATGTTTCTAGTGGTGTAAGCGGATAAATTTAAATTTTTTGCAGTAAGTGGAAATGTAAAAGTAGTAAAAATCAACTATGGATCTACCTGTCTTATTGATGTCATAAGAACAGGTAGTTTACTCAAAATAATAGAATTATATAGGCCAATTAATTGAGCGGTTATTTTCGATAATATTCATATGTGACGGTGTCTCGCCAAGTGTTTGGAAGCTAGCATACAGTAAAGGCAAACGAGCTAAGCCTTCTCCTTTTTTCGCTAGAGCCAGAGCACGTAGCATTGTTGCAGCTTCCCAATCACAGCAGTAAGAAGGTGTACATGGCTGTTGACGCCATGATTCAGAAATCGGTCCAGTAAATACAGGATCAAATCCAGTATCGTTTACTAATGACATAGCAGTCTTTACAGCTTCATGATTATCTCCAGCAACTGCGACTGCCAGACGACCTCGACTTCCTTGTGGCAGGCCAAGACTTGCAAGTGAGTATGCGAGAATATTGTTAAAAGCTTTTACTACAGGATGTCCAATTTGATTCTGCACCCATTCGCTTTCCGTTTGACCTTCATCCAGTTCAGTAATATGAGGGTCACGTAGTTCAGGATAATAGTTGCTTGTATCGATTACAGGAACATGTGGAGGCAGGTTTTCGAACAATTGATTAGGCAGGTTACTGAGAGCGGGAAGTGGAATCGAAAGAATAATAGCATCAACGTCAGTAACCACACTACGTATGTCTGCAGGTTCTGCATTAATCTCATTTGCAAAACTACGGACAGCTTCAATGCCTCGTGAATTAGCTACTTTTATAATGTGCCCAGCTTCACCCAACTTTCGAGCCAGCGTTCCACCAATATTACCTGTACCAATTACACCAATTTTCATATTCAAAACCTATTTCATTGACTACCTGAAATACACTATATTTTTACTGCTTAAATAACAAGAACACACAAAATAGTGTGTTACTAACCTGGAGGTAGGTATGGATAGAGACTGGCAATGTGATGTACCCGAAAAAAGACTTATGTGGGCTCAAGCTACGACTGAAGCGCTGAAAATTATTGAAGGTAAGTGGAAGATAATAATTATATGTCAACTTTTCGCTGCTAAAGCTCCAATTCGGTTTTCCGAACTAGAGCGGCGGATAGAGGGAGTAAATCAGAAGATGTTGATACAGCAGCTTAAGCAACTTGAAAAGGACGCAATTGTTTCACGCACACTTTACCCTGAAGTTCCCCCTCGTGTTGAGTACGCACTTACTGATCTGGGAGAAGCACTAGGACCTTCAATGACAGCATTAATAGACTGGGCATTACTGCGCCGTGAAACCCTTGGCATTGATCCGTCTTAACAAGTTGGAAAGATATAGCAAAGTATTCTTAAGATCTTTTTGGGAATGTTTTTATGTTTGGAACCGATCAGAAATAGTAAAAATGGCCATGTCAGACTTTCTTCATCTTACATAGAAAGCCAAAGGCTGGTTTAAAATGACTGTGTTATCAGACGAAATTCGTAAAAAGTATGAGGCTCAACAAATTGCCACGACTCAGTGCCAAAACTACTATTTTAAAAGTACTGATGAGTTTGAAAATGGTTTTGACAGTGCGCAAACAGCGGTAGAAGAATACCCTGAAGTATTAAAAGCTATTTTTGATTCTATTGGCATTCAGCATGCTGCTGATGTTGATAAAGGTGTGATGTTCGGTGTTTCACAATATCAAGCACGTCACGGTGGTGATTTACCACACCCTTCAATCATTGCAGCTGCATTAACAGCTGGTTTAAATGGTGCAAAACAAGCAGCAGCTTTGCCTGCTGAGACCATTAGCTATTACGACAGTATTAATGAATCTGGTTTTGATGATGTAAATCACCAGCATCATGAATCTGTAAGTATCGTACCAGCGATTACAGTTGCTACTATCGCCAACGTTATCGCTTATGCAACACCTATCGTTGCAATGATTCCCAACTCGAATGGTTCAAATGAAGTTCCGCTAGTATCTATTCGTTTTGTCACCAATCGTGATTTTGGTGCAATGAAAAAATCAGAGTACCTAGATGGTGCAAATGCCTCTAAGCCTTATGTAGAGGGCCGTTTCCGTTTTGCCTTGTCAAATGGCGGTGCGGGTGCGACATATTCTGTAACAGCCCGAACTGGTTATGAAGACTTCAAAGCTAAAACGCCAGATGTAAATGCGAAATTACTGCCGTTTATTGCTGGTAATGTATCAATCAAAATCAACGGTAAAGAAGTTGCGCATACTCGAAACCGCAGTAAATCAAAATTTTCAGGCAAGATTTCTGCTATTGCTGAAAAAAACGTATTTGTAAACGGCCTAGAGTATCGTGTTGTTGGTAGTGAAATTGACCTTTCTGCTAGCAAAATTAGCGTGACCTTAAATGAAGCTTTACCAGCTGGTGCTAAAGTTGAAGTTCATCTCGTAGCTGATTTTGATGCGCGTGATGGTAACGGTAACTTCTTAATGACGCCTGTAGGTGTTGATTTTGAACCTGAATATGAAAATTTGGTGGCTTCACCAATTATGGCACAAGTTACCGCAGCAACTTTATTGCAGACTCAGTTGAATAATGAACTCAAACTTGGCTTCTTAGGTCAAGCTTTGGCAATTATTCAGGGTAAAGTTTTCTTGGAACAAACGGTCCGTCTTTTAGGTGAAGCAAAAGATTTGGCTGAATACTCAGGCCATGAAATTACTTTTGATGCTTCTCGTGGCGTGACTGGTAAATTGGCAGCTGCCTTTAATACGACTGGCGATCTGTTTGGCGAAGTAATGAAGTTTATTTCTGCTGCAAAAATGGATATTAATCAGCGTACTGGTGGCTCTACTGTAGCTTACGATTTGTATGTTGGGGATAGTGGTGCAGTATTCTTTAACCAATTATCTAGCGATAAGATGCCAACAAAAACTGGGTACTCTGCTGGATATGGTCAAATTGTTCGTATTGGTACACTTGCAGATGGTACCAACGTTTATCATGCGCCATCAGCTCAAGAGCTTGTAGCTGAAGCTGATACAGCATTTGATATGCTTTTAGTAGGCCGTGGTAATGAGCCAATTCGAGCGCCGTTTGTTGGGTTTATTCAAACGCCACTCTCAGTTATTGAAACACGCCCAGATGCACGTGAATCAGTACTTACTTTAATTGGCTCTCAAGCTGCAGAAATGAACCCATTGGATCGATACGCTGACCAAAGCTATGTCATTCACTGTATCAATATGCCATCTCTTAAAAAATCGTAAGTAATACAGAGTAAGGCGCATTTCGATGCGCCTTTTCCCTTATTTATTGAAAGGATAATCTCATGGCTGCAGCAACTCAAAACACTGATGAAACTTTAGCTTCAACTGAAGACCAAACTACTATCAAACAAAAATCAACCCGTAGTAAAACTAATAAAACTACTGAAGCACAAAATACCCAAACTGGTGATGAAAAAGCTTCAGACCAAGGCGATTTGTTAAATAGCCAAGGTCTTGAAAACGGTGCATCTCAAGATGAAGGTAATAAACCTACTGATTTGAAAAATGGCGATTCAGATAATGAAGAGTCCAATACTCAAGAAAAAGGAAATCCAACTGAAACATCGAATGATTCTGTCAATCCTTCAAATGATCTAGATTCAAAGGGTGGTAAGTCTGGTGATGATGTGGGGAAGGAAACGATTCATGCCCTTAAAGAAACTGATACTTCTAAAGTTAATACTCCCATTACCGATTTGTTAACAGTATCAGGTGGAAGTAGCGTGGATCCGCTAGTTATTAAAGTAATAAATAACGGATTTTCAACAGTTTTAGAACCGTTATCACGTGTTGCTATTGAGGCAGGTAAAACAGCAAGTATTACGTGTCATAACCAAACATTTAAACATCAAGTACTGGAAAACTTACGTCAGTTGAAGGGGCTTGGTAAGAATCTAACTGTTGAGTAACAAGATGACTATCTTCATTATTGATGGCACGAATCCAATTATGGATGCAGTAGGTGATCAACCAACTGAACGAAGTATTACACTTCAAAATAACGGTTTAAGTGACATTACCGAACCATTTACACAAGTTTTGGTACAGGCTGGTCAAAAGGTCACATTCACTTTGATCGGTGACGAAGCTCATAAACAATTGCTAGATAACCTAGATCAAATTAATAGCTTGAAAGGTAATGTACTTCAAGTTGTACCTTCTGAGCCGCAAGAACCCACTGAACCAGATGGAACGGTATAAGAATTTGATTATTTTAAAAACCACTTCCGAGTGGTTTTTTTACATTGGAACTAGCCAGAAAATTAAATAAGCCCACAGCTCAAAATACTTAAAACAAATAGCCTTGGGCGTGTAATGTAATGAATATACTTGCTCTATCAAGTACAGGTGAGCTATCCCTTGTAGCAGGGGCCAGCCCATCACTCAAATTGGAATTTGATACTCACAGTTATCTTGCAAATGCAGAAATCAATGTGGCCTTTTTTACGAAAGTAACTAGCCCACGCGGACCTGCAGATATTTCTATGCGCTTGGAAATACGTGATGCGGTAACTGGTGATCAAATTGTTACTGTACAAGGATTAGTAGATGGTGACATTGAAAATTCTGCTTCAATTGTTGCAGTAGCTGATGCTAAAGAATACTTCGAGAAATTTGATTTATCACTGGGCATTGATGCGCTACAAGCAATTCTCAAATCAACTGCATATAACGAATCTAATAGTTTAGGTCGAGCTTCAAAAACATTGGCCTTAGAAGATGAAGCATTACCTTCATTTAATCCAGATGAACTATATAAAATCCTGACAAGTCAGTTAACTACACCAGCATATCTGACTTTGCCTAATCCACATGATTTACCAATTTATGTTGCGGCACAACGTGCAGCTACAAAATTACGTATTCCTTTAGATGCTGAAATCAACCCAACCTTTACTGCTGAACAGGCAGCCCAATTTGCTACAAGCGTAGATGCTCAATCACAGTTTGTTCAATTCATTTGGAGTCCGAACCTTTGCCGCCCTTCAGATGCTGTCACCTTTAGAGGGCGTAAGGTACCAGCTTACTATTTGGGCCATTACATCGGCGATAAATTATTACGTAATGCGAAATTGAATAAACAAGGTTTTGCGCCGTTAAAAAATGCTGTGGCGTGGAAAGATTATCCATTTACAGCAAAAAACTTAAGCCAGATGTCAGGTAATGATCTTGAAGATGAGCAAATTCAGGAAATGTTGGCTAAGGCTAAAGTAAATGTCGTTCGCCCAGTTAAGTTCGAAACTACATTATTTGTATTAAGTGATGTGTTAACCCAATACCAAAGTAAAAATAGTGCTTTGCGCTTAGTTCCTGCAGCCGAAATAGCGGCACGGGTTACAAATAAATGTATCGAAATTCTTAGAACTTATATGTTCCAAGCAACACCTGACTACATCAAAAAAGCTGGTGACGATATCCAAGAATTTTTAGAAGGAGCATCTAGCGAAACAACTGGTTGGTTACAACCTGCTGAAGAGCTGGGGGGAAAACCTTTTGAGTTCAGTTTAGTACCTGATAATGACTTTCCTTATGAGCGGGTACGCCTCTATTTAGCCCATGGTGTTGTTGGTACAACGCGTGCCGCAATTTTTGATGAAGACGTTTTAGTTAAATAATTTTAAGGATCTTTCAAGATGAATCCATTTTGCCCAACCACAAATAAACCTTTAGCTTTACGTGCATTCGATTCAGCAGCTGAGAATATTTCAGTAGTCGTAAGTAAAGTATCAAGTACTGACCGTGAACAACAGTCAGTGATTGAGCAAATTCGACAGATTGCTTTAGATATCCTTGCAGATACTGTAGATACAATCAGCGAAGCCAATCTAGAAGAAGGTGAGCTCGCCGTTGATTATTTGGATGCGTTAATTGTTGATGCGTTAGATAGTGCAGATGATGATGAAGGCACCTATGAAAACGCTCTCATGGCGTCACTTTCAGATGCTTTCTTAACATTTGGTGTTGATGCTACAGATATTGAAGAAATCTTTAGCGAAGATACAGAAGTTGCTGATGCTGCATTAGAAGCAGCAGCAAATACTGTTCTCGCTAATACGCCTGATGAAGGTCCAGAACTCGAAGAACTGGTACGAGAATTTATTTTCGGTGAGGCAGATGAAACTGAAGAAGGTTTCGACTCAATGGCTAAAAAAATTAAAGCTCGAAATGGAGCGTTTAGCCAGCGTAAAGTGAATGGTCGAAAAGTTCATTACCGTGGAGTTCTTGCGATTCGACAAGGGGTTAAAACTGTAGTGAATAAACGATTACCTGGTCAAAAGGTGCGTTTAACGTCAGCTCAAAAAGCTGGTATGAAAAAAGCTCGTCTTCATGCTTTCACTGCGAATGCTATTCGCAAGCGTTTGCGTTCATTCAATAAAGGTAAACGTTTAGGTATTTACTAATTGCTATTAGGTAAAGTCATTTTATGGCTTTACCTATCATCCATTCAATTAAGGAAATAAGCATGAATACAACTCAAATCTTAGGTGAAGCGCCAGGTATTCAATATCAGAAAAAAACTGATAAAACTGAAACAAAAACAAATCAATCATTAACTGACACGATTATCATTGGCCGTTTTATGCGTGGGCGTTTTGATGCACCTATGACGATCCATAAAGGAAATATTCGCGGTGAACTCGGTTATGAACCAAATAACCCTGATTATCGTTGTGTCCAAGATACCCTTGAACGTGGTGTGCCTTCAGTACAAGTTCTGCGGGTACCGCCGAATATTGGATAAAAAGAAATAAACAAAGCTACCTTTAAGGTGGCTTTTTTAATGGAACCAAACAACTTTGAAAGGGTTTTAACCTTTTACTCTTGATGCATATAAAAGCTATAGAGCATCAAGATCATGCAACAATCTAACCCGATTTTACTTAACCAGCTTAAACAAGATTATATTGCCTTACAGCAACTTGGGTCCCCCTTATTAGCGTGTCAAGGAATGTTTGTACCTCGTGGCATGGAAGACCTTCGCTTTTTATTTAAAAGTTGCCCACGGCCGATTGTGAGTAATGAAGATCCAGCAGAAGTTCAATATGCGGGTGGTTTTACTGGAATTGTTGCTGGTCCACCGAAAACCCATTACACAGGCAACCTTCAAATCCTAGTAACTGAAGCTGGTCATGATCAACTATTAGCTGAATATGTCGTAGCTAGTGGTGGAATCATCCATGGTGATTACTACGATGGCCGATTAGGAAGTTTTACCCGCTCATATGCACTTGAAAACTGTGCTATTCGTTTTGAATCAGCTGAATACGATTCTGATAGCCGATCACAAGTAATGACAGTTTCTTGCCCAATTGATTACAACTACTTTGGTAGTTTCGCAAACATTGGTACCAACGGTAGTATTCAGCCGGGTAAAAAAGAAATTGATGGTACAGCTGAGCTTGTTAATCGAGTTCAGCAAGTGATCAATACTGCTCAACAAGCAACTAATCTTGCAAATGCTGTGCAAGGCGTTGGTCGTCAACTGGGCAATCTATTTGGGTAATGGCTATGAAGTTATTACCTGAATCAGAAGGGTATGCTGTAGTTGCTGGTTCTATCCAGCAACTTTCGGAAGAACTCTATAAAGAATATCAATTAACTGGTTACTCAATTTTGCTTGAGGATATCGTTAAGGCATTTATTGAAGAGACAAAATCTTATGCGGGTTGGGCGACATTAGATTGTCAAACTAAGGCAATTACCAGTATTGAACTGAATGAATCCATAGAACTTAATGGGGATGAGTATGTAATCATTTTGCCTTTAGTAAAAGCGCATTGTGATCTTTTGCAAGCTCGATTAGTTGAAGCTACCCGTGGGCTAGGTGTCGAAAGTTACGGGCTTTCAGTCTCAGAAGCTCAGCAAAACTATAATGAGAAGAAAGAAGCTTTACCAAAACTTGCATTTTTAATGGTCCCTAAGAGTTTTAATATGGGGAACCGTTAATGCAAATTACCATTGTGTCTGCGGGTAAAGTTATTCCAGCATCTGAGCTCATTAGTGCAACTTTAAGAACTGATCTCGTACCAATTCCAGCATCCATTGAGTTTACAGTTCAATCAACAGCAGAATTAGACTCCCTTTTGAAAGAAGGGGAGCAGTTAACTGTAAACGATATTTCTCATCCATTTGAATTAATCAAAGTTACTCCTCTAAAAACTCAAACTATTAAACAAGATCGCCGTGTAGGTGGTATCTCATGTATTGGCATTTTGGCTGGCTGTAAAAGACTTATCGAAAATTCAAAGCAAGCTGTTATTAGTAATGAAACCTCCTTTAATTCAGTGATAAGAGCTTGTGGAGCAACTATCAGTCTAGGTGGTGATTTACCTTTGCCAAAATTCGTATGCCTAAAGGGAAGCTTGCCTACACAACGTTTGGCTCATTATCTGCAGCAAGAAGCGGCAGTCATTTGTTTTCAAAACAATAAGATGTCAGCTCAAAAAATTGATTCTTTTTTCAAAAAGGAACCAGTCACAAAACTAGATCCTAGCAGTGTCGTTTGGATATCCAGTAAACCTTTGGAACTGATGCAAAAATCATCTTTCGTGACCGTGGAGAATAACGGTTCAACGGTTGTTGGTGATGACTCAATAACCCCAGGCCACACTGTTACGCAAAGAGCTGGTTTAGATGCCCGACAAGTTAAAAACTTAGAAAAAGTTTTGATCTTGCGGGGAACCATAATCAGGCCGCTAAATTTGAATTGGAATGCGGGCGATATATTCGAAATTGATAGTAAGAAGTATGTCGTTTTAACAGCTGCACATCATATAGATACAGGCGCAATCGGGGGATCAATGGGGACTTCATCAAAGTTCTGGATTGCTAATTTGTAGGTCAAATATATGAATGGTTATAAACGTGCAAAGATTTTAAGTTACAACGCAAAAGGTCGTACTGCACAAGTACACATTCATGGTTTAACTGATGGCGCGAGTGAAGGCATTACGGCAACTTTTGCCTATCCAGTCGGTGATAGTGATTTAGATACAGAAATACAAATTGTGGATGGGGAAGACGTCTATGTCTTCTTTGAAAACGGCAATGAAGAACGTCCAGTAATCCATAGTTATGTTAGTCACGGAGACGGCGCAATTGTAGGTGTGCGCCGTATTCGACAAGACAATATTGAATTTATCTCTAAAGAAAATTTAAAAGTAGATTCTGGCACAACTGTATCTATTAAAACGCCGTTGATGAATGTGCAAGCTAATACACAACAAACTGGTAATAGCACATTAACGGGAAATAGCACTGTAGTAGGTAATACTTCAGTAGCAGGTAATAGTTCTGTTGCAGGCAGTATGGCCGTAGGCACAACGCTTACGGTTGCAGGTGTGCCTATTGACCCTAAAGCTATTGAGGGGGCATTTAAAGACGCTCTTGATAAGTTAGAGAGTTTAAAAGAAGACTTAAAAGAACAAGGCGAAAAAATTGATGAAAACAAAGATCAGGTAAGCCAAGAAATTGATGAAAAAATAAAAGAAGTAGAAGAGTTAATTGATAATATTAAAGATTCTGATGCCTATAAATTGCTTGAAGAAGGTATTAATCATATTGATGAAGAAGTGCAAAAAATTCATGACCAAGTAAAAGAAGTAGGTCAGATTGCACAAAATAAAGTTGATGAAATTCGGGCTTATATTGATCAAGAAATTGTCGATACAAAACAGATTGTTGAGCAGCATGTCAGTGATGCAAACATTCGTTTGGATGAAGCCAATCAACGTATTGATCAATCAATTCAAGCGAATGAAGCGCTGGTGGCAGATGCTCAACAACGGGCTATTCGTGCTGAGAAAGAACTTGATGACAAAATTGGTTTCATCAAGAGAGAAACGGATTCTATTATTGCTGATGTTAGAAGTGATGCAGATGAAATTCGTATAGTTGCTGAAAACGCAAAAAAGGTTGCAGATCAAGAAGTTCTAGACCGCAATAAGCAAGCAGCTGAAACTCTTATTGTAATAGACCAAACAAAAGCCGCTTTAAAACAAGATATTGATCAAAGCTTAGTTAAAGCAGGTCAAATGATTGATGATGCTAAATTAGCATTAGGTGAAGAAACTAATACTCTCATTAATCAAAAAATTGAACCTATTGTAAGCCAAACTGAAGCTGCTGTTAAAAAAGTAGATCAAGTTGCAGCCCAATATGTTGACCTTAATAAGAAAGTCGATTCGGGCTTTCTAGCTGAAGCTGAAGCACGTGCAAATGATAAAGAGGCATTAACTCAAAGTTTTGAGCTTAAGTTTGCTGAAATGCAAACTGAATTGGGAAAATCAAACGCCTTAATCTCAGAAGAAATTAAAACGCTTGCAGCAAAAGATAAAGCTATAACTGAACAAATTAGTACTGCTCAGTCTCAAATTGGAGATAACAAAGCAGCAATTAATAATGTTGAGCGTACAGTAGTTGATCTTGGTAAATCTGTTGCTGAAAAAACTGATCAAATACAAGCCAGTTTAGACACCACAAATGCAAGTTTATTAAGTGCTAATGAGTTAGCGCGGATGCAATCACTTGGTAAACCTTTACGTGATGATCCCACGTTTCTATCGGGGAATGGGGGATTAAGTGCCTATGCGGTACCAGCAGGCTCAACACTAACTCGACAAGCCAAATCTACGGATAACCCCGTAAATAGTACCCATGAGATGCTTTTAAGATCTACAGCATCTTTAGGTGGTGGCTGGTATCCAACTGTTCCTACACTTGTAGCTGCGCCTAATAAAACGTTTTTAATAAAACAAATCATTAAAATGCCAAAAGGGACATATTTATTACCAGTTGGCAATGCTACAGGTACGGGTGGTTATTTACGAGTACTTGGAAATAAAGAAGGTACAGGCAAGTTTGAGGTTTATTACTCTGTTGTTCAGTGTGGCTATGATGCACCAGCAGCTATTCATGGGCATTTTCGTGTTTTAGCTGGCACTAATCCACCTTTACCAAGCACTTCAAGTCCAGTTGATGTAATCCTTGCTGATTATGAGGTCTGGGACATTACAGCATTAAATGACACCATTCCTAAAGCATGGCGTGATCAAATTACTGGTAATGCCTCATATATCGAAAAGGTTGAATCTTCTGTAAAACTTGTTGATGAGAAACTTGTTTCAGAAGCAAAAAAACTTGAAGAACTAAAGACTGACTATAATTCAAATAAGACTAAAACAACGTCTGATTTAGCGACAATTACTCAGTCAGTTTCTGATGGAGATAAAGCCTTATCATTACGTATCGACCAAACGAAAGCAGCTCTGGAAGAAGCAGATCGTCAGTCGAATTCAAATATTCTAGAAGTTACTGAGTCACTAGCTGAATTTGAACAGTCTACCACGACAAAATTTACGGAACTTGATACAAGTATCTCGAAGGAAAATTTGAAGGTACAAGGTCAGATTGTAGATGTCCAAAAAAGTGTATCTACCTTAGAAAGTAATACAAACACTAAAATATCTGGCCTTTCTTCTTCACTTAAAACTACTGATGATATTGCTAAACTGGCTTTCGATAATGCAGCCGAAGCGCAGCAAACTGGTACAACAGCGGTAAAAGCTACTGAAGCACTTTCTCAAAATTTATTAAGTCTCAAGTCTCAAACTCAAGTAACTACTGGTGTGAGGGCAGTAGTAACAGCAAAAGGAATTGATGACTGGTCAACTTGGCGAACTACAGGTGAAGCTAAAGTACTTCAAGATTCTGATGCATTTGGCGGTTATATTCTTGAGCTTGGTAATAATGCTGGCAATGATGAAGTTTGGGTTCATTGGAAAGAATTAGTAAAAATTATTCCAGATACGCTTTATCGGGTGCGTGCACGTTTCCGTCGTGTTGCTGGTGAAAATGGAAGTATTTATTTAGGTGTTGCATGTAAAACAGCAGATCAAACTAAGTATGTAACAACTACAAATAATCTTGCTGCAGACATGGGCTCATCAAATTACTTGTTGTCTGCAATTAAACCAAATTTAGGTGAATGGCAAGAAGTAGTACTTTATCTGAAAGGAAAATCTACAGGTGCAGCTACGGGACTTGGAACAATTGATAATCCGCGTACTTTCCCAGCACAAGCTGAATTTTATGCCCCAATGTTTATTGGTAACTATGCAGCTCAACCAGGTATAAGTCAGCTTAACTACATTATCGTTGAAGATAACAACTCTTTAGCTTCAGCAAATGATGCAACAGCAACTGCAAATGATTTATTCAAAACTGCTACTAATAGAACTGAGGCTGAAGCAGAACGGACCAGTAAGCTTGAATCAAGAATGCAGAATGCTGAATCAGGTATTCAGAGTAACGCTCAAGCATTATTGAAAACAGCTACAAAGAGTGATCTTGAAAGCGCCATGGGACGTGTGGCGACTGATATTACAGCTGCAGTGAATAACATTAAGATTGGTGGTGTAAACGCCGTAGCTAATTCAGAAGCACCTCGAACGTCCACAGCAGCAACAAGCCGTGAATACTTAATGTATGAACGTAGCAAAGAGCTGAAAGCTTTTTATGACGAAAATTTAGATAAGCCGGTTACTATTTCTTTTGACGTGAGTGTGCCCGTTGCTGGAACAGTACAGGTTTACTCTTCAAATGGATCTGCTCATTACTTTACAACTTCAGTTACTGTAACAAAAGCAAATGAGTTTCAAAGATTTGCAGTTACAGTATCCCCTAAAGTACATACTGGAAGTACTACCGAATCTACAATTGAGTTTTATGGAACATATGGTTCTGGTCGAATTCCAACAATTCAAAAATTACAGATCGAAGCAGGCAATAAGGCTACTGCATGGAGCCCAAGCCCACGTGATACTCAAAGCTCTTTAGATGCTAATGCGGAAGCAATTAAAGTCACTCAAGCTGAAGTGAAAAAGAATGGAGATACTTTATCTTCTCAAAGTATAGATATTTCTAAGCTTAGAAATGATTTAACTTTGACTAACACTGAAGTAGGGAAAAAAGCCTCAAGTGAAGCACTTGAAACAACAAATTCAAAAGTAACTGAACAAGCTGGACAGATTAAGGCTGTAACTGAACAGGCAAATACCTTGTCTGCGAACTTAAGTAAATCAGCACCAGCGGGTACAAATCTTTTAATTAATTCAAATGTAATTGGTAACTATGATGGAGTTTCGTATCCTCATGTACTTTATAAAATGGGGGAAGATTGGGAGGTAGGTGCAAAATATACTTTGTTATGGTGTGCAGAACATAAGCGTAATAATGCTGATACAAACTCTACATTAGGTGCATATGTAGGTGGTGGACAGCAGGTTGTTCAATCACTTACAAATAGTAATGGGAAAGTAGTAAGTAAAATTACTTTTACTAAAAACAGTAGTGGTTTAGGTAAGTACGTCAATTTCTACATGCTTAATAGGCCAAGTGCAGCACAAGGTTCTATTGGTACAGTTTACTGGGCTGTATTAGTCAAAGGGGAGTTAATAACTACAGATAGTTGGATTGCTAGCCCATATGACTTTAATGCAGCTTTTGATCAAGTATCTGCTAATCTCACTGAGTTTAAGCAAACATATGTGACTGAAAGGGATGCATTAGCACAGCGCACATCTAAGCTTGAAGTTGGTATGACAGATGTAGAGAAGAATATCTTTAACACTGCTCAAGCTCTAAATAACTACGCTACAAATGCAAAATTAGATGAAGTTACAGCTTCACAAACAAAGACGTTTAATACTTCACTGACTAAATTGGATGAAGCACTGAAATCGGCAAATGACAGTGATTCATTGGCAGGCGATTATAACTGTAAGAATCCTGACATGTGGTATAGCCATTACGGTTATGACATCTCTCAGTATTTTAAAACTACAACAACTGGGAAAATTGGTAATACAGTTTTCAGAAAGGATACTTCAAATCCAGTTAACTGTTTTAATTACAATAAACAATCACTACCAAATACACGAACATATATTGTGAGTTTCCTTGTTCGTCGTAGCTCCGATTCAAACGGTCTTTGTTACATTCCAATTGGTCGTGCAAAAAATGATGGGGTATTTTCAACAGCAAATTATACTAGTGTAAGTGTTCCAATTGCTGAAATCCCAGCAAATGAAACTTGGACTCTTATTTCAAAAGTCATCAACATGACTTCAGTTGATGATACATATCCCCAAATTCAGTTAGGTATTGCTTTAGGTCATACTGGAAATGCGGGTTGGTGGGAAGCGCAAGCATATAAAATTACACCAGTTCTAAATGAGTCAGATGTAGACAGCACAATTGTTAAGTCTTCTATTCTTGTTGATTACTCAAGTAAGTCTGATACGACTAAAGCAATCTCTGCTGCTACTGAGTCTCTTAAAGCCAAATTCCGTCAGAAATTTGGTGACTTATGGACCAATAGTTCAGCAACTCTTGATAGTACTCGTTATACAAAAACAGAGACTAATCAGGCGATTGCAGAGGAAAGTAAAATCATAAAAGCCGCAATTTCAACTAGTGGCGGCGATAATATTATTAAAAATGGTGATTTTTCTAAGCCTCTTGAAATTTCAAATTGGCGTCAAAATGCAGCAGTAGCAGGTAGCTTATTAGAAGTTTATAAGGACTCAAATGGGGTTACTTGGGGGCATTTTAAATCAACCAATACAGCTACATATTTTAAAGGCTTTATTGAGACGATTACTTTAGCTGAAGGTCTAGAAGGGAACCAGAAATACACGTTGTCATTCAAGGCAAAATCATTGACAGCTGCTCAATCACAAATACTCCTAATCATTCATCGTCGTGATGCTGCAGGTAGTAACAATCAAATTGGAACCTCTTGGAATAATATTTCGACAGATAAAGAAGTTTTATGTACTTACACATTTGACACTAATCTTGTTGATTTACAATATATTAATGTAATTCTGTATGCTCAAATTGGATTTGCACCTGATTTTTTAATTCGTGAAGTACAAATTGAAAAAGGTGAATTAGCAACTGGTTTTAGAAAAAATCCTCGTGAACTTGAAAAAGGGTTAGAGGCTAATGCAACCGCAATTGAAGGGACCAAGGCAGATGTTAAAAAGAATGGTGAACAAATTGCATCCATTTCTGAAAATTATGTAACTTTAAAATCTGCGGTCGATAATAATAAATTATCTGTTGACGGTAAGTTTCAAGAAATTAACTCTACAATTAGCGACAACCAGCAAAATACAACACAGTCAATTTCGAACTTAGAGTCAAGTTATAAACAACTTAATCAAGATCTTGGTCAAGTTTTCAATTATCGTGTCTACTCATGTGGTTGGAATGGCTTTTTCACAGGGATAAAAAACCTTAAAGGTGAAATCAAATCCGTAGCTTCAGCTCGCGGATTCTCAGTTCATGTTTTAGCTGCTGATGGGTCAATTGCATCTTCAACTCGATACGATACATATGCTGCTATCGCTAATGCAACGGCGATGAGTAATGCTATCGCCGCGATTCCGAATGACACATTTGTTATTGTGACCAATTACGACAGTATCGGAGTAAATATTGCTACTGTTAGAAATGCCTTAATCTCTCTTGGGGCAAATCCATTTACAATTGATCAAATTACTGGCCGTGATGCATACATATTAGTAGGTCAAAAAGGAATTGGCTCGGGGAGAGGTATCGAATTACATTCAACACCAGATACGGGCCCAAATGGAGCCAAACAAATCATGCTTGCCGTTCAGGTCGTAAGTGGTATTCCGATTGGTTTGGCAAATAACAGTGGTAACTTACAAAAGGTGTTAGAAAACCACGCTCAAATACTTCAAGAAAAAATTACTCGATCTGATGCAAAAGAAGTCTTTGCTGAGGAAATTAAAGTCTTCAAAGCACAACTAGATACCTTACGTTATTCCGAAGAAAACTGGATTTTACTAGGTGATGATACTAAAAATTTAAGTATCACCACTGGTACCAATAGAACCGTTGCTGTTTGGGAACTTCAATACAAACATAAAGAAATTCCTATCGATAAAGGTGATCCGGTTGTAGCCCGTATCAAATATACAGCTGCAGCTGGATTAGTTGGAGCTACCTGTAGCATTCAATTTCATGGAGCAACTTATAGCATTGGATTACCTTCATTTATTGTTGCTGCAAGTGGTGAAATTGAATTGACTGGTATTTTCCCTTCTGATTTAAAAGCCTCTGCTTATGAAGGTATTCCATTGGGTTTACGATTTGATAATGCTCCATCAGGGGGAACATTTACTGTGACCAATATGTTTATTAGCCGTGGTAATTCAGCACCGAACTTTAAAGGAGGTTTTAGATCCTCTCTTAAGCAAAATGCACAGTTTGTAGAAGATACTTTTATCAAAGCAGATGCAAACAAAGGTGTTATTGCCCAGCAAATTCAACAATATGATGCTGGTGTACCTGGTGGATTATCTACAGTTGTGAAAACAACAAAAGCTACAGCTGACCAAACTTCACAAGATCTTGCAACTCTTAAAAATACTGAAATTTCACAGTTACAAACAAGTACTAACAATCTTGGCTCTGCATTAGAAAACACAACTATGCTGGCGATGATGATTACTAACGGCAAGTTGGTGCAAGGAGACGTGAACTTTAAAAAGGGTAATAATGTAGTAGGTGTATATAACAATGCTGGAAATGGGAACGTTACTGTTACTCGTGTGGCAAAAAGTGCGGATAACCCGACTACATCAACACATGAGCTGGAAATCAAAACCATTGGTGCAGCAAATCCAGTCTGGGGTGGATTTTTCCAACTTGTTTATGGCCGTGCAAATGCTGTTTTTGTCATCAAATATTTAATCAAGCTACCAGTGGGTTATAAATTAATGAATGCTGGTAACGCTATGGGGACTGGCGCAATTGATCGCTTCATTGGCAGTACAGAGGGTACAGGTAAATTCGAAACTTATATTCGAATGATTAAATGTGGTGCGGCAGGTACTTTCTCAAACTCAGGACATGTTTATGTGGCTGGCGGCTCTACACCAACTGCAACAGTACCTTTAGTTTGGACCTTAGCCCAAATTGAGCAATATGACGTTACCGATTACGCTTCAGCTGACCCAACATTACAAGATTTTGTTTCTACAGCTACAGACTCTATTTCAACATTAACCAATTTCAAAGAAACATGGGCGGCCAAACTTTCGGAGATGTCTTCAAAGTTAGACAGTAAAAACGGCGCTTATATTCTGAATGCGGATATGACAAATACCAATGTTGAGCGAGCTATTGCTGCATCCTCACAGAAAATTACCTCAGAATATACTAATGCAATGAGCGTTCAGCCACTGGGTTCAGGTGGAGGCAAAATTTTCGTGAAGCCTTTGACTTGGCGTCAACCAATCACGACTACGGGAACTCTTGTAATTAAGACACCAATTACAATTGGTGCCTTCATGACTAAAGTTAAAATCTCAGGTTATAACTACAACAACAAAGAAGACAATATTTTTGATTTGGACTTGGCGTTCTATGCATATACGTCAACAGTACCATTTTATCCAAATATGACTTCGCGTTCTTTTGGTATCACCTTAGATGAAAGTAATACTACGACTAAAGGTTTGGCTTTAGCTTTAGATAGCAATAATAAAGTGTGCATCTTAATTACCAAAAAAGATGCTTGGTCTTACCCAGCTATTACGGTTGAGTCAGCAACAATTACTCATACAAACCCGCCAGATAACTTTAAAGAAGGATGGTCAGCGGCTATTGAAACGGATTTATCGGTTTATAAGTCAGTAACGCCGTTTACTGTCACTTCAATGATGGAAACGACTGCAGGTTCTCAAGCCAAAGTTGATATTCCAATGGCTCAGTTAAGTGATATTGCAGCTGATAATAAACTTACACCCGTTGAGAAAAAACAGGCGAAGTTGGTGTGGGATACTCTTTATCAAACTGATACAAGCTTACGAGCTGAGGCTGTCACTTATGGTATATCTTCAGCTGCTTATGCAACAGCTTTTAGTACTTTAAATACATATTTGGCTTCTTTGTTTGCCAATATGAATACAACCAGTACGATTGATCGAAATCAGTTTATTACTAACTTTGCGAATGTACACAATGCACGTCAAGCATTGGTAAGAGCAATATCTGAAAAGGCAAAAGAGATAGCCGATTCTGCAAAAGACTTAGCATCAACTACAAAAGCGACATTAGAGCGTGATTACATGACGTCTACCAAGACGAATGAAGCAATTGCATCTTCAACTGAAAGAATGTCTGCTCTGTATTCTGCAAATGGTCAAAAGATCATGGCTTCAGTACTAGATACATGGCAAAAAGATTGGTTGGTAAAAACACCAAGTGGAAACAAACCTGAGCTAAATTTAGTGGCTGATGCAACTTGCCGTGGGGGATATGCACTAAGAATAGGTAATAACGTTGGAAATGATGAAGCTTGGTTAAATTGGTTTGCTTCTTTGCCAATCGATGACAACAAATACTATCGAGTGAAGTATAGATTCCGCCGTGTAAGTGGTACGGGGGTTGTATACGTAGGTGCAACTTGTCAGAACGCCACTAAAACTAAATATGTGGCTCAAGACAACACCGAAATTAATGATATTGGATCGAGTCATTATCTTGTTGCTGGTACCGCACCAGCGCTGGGAACTTGGATAACTGGAACTGCATATTTCAAAGGTAGATCTGCTGGTGCAAGTGCAGGTGCCGGCACTCTACTAAGTCCAAAAACATTTGCAAATAAAGCTGCTTTCTTTACTCCAATGATCATCGGTAACTATTCAGGAAAAGCTGGTGAGGTGGATCTAGACTTTATTGATATTGAAGATGCAGACAATATTGCAGATTTTGAAAACTTTAAAACCACCTATACAACTGATGTGGGTGCATATGCTGGCGCATTACAAACATTAGTATCTGTTTACGGCCAAAATGCTATCAAGCTTAAATCGCAAGCTGACTTGATTGATGGTGTGAAAGGTAAATACGTAATGGGCATGGATAATAACGGTGTGTTTTCTGGCATGTCTATGGTCAGTGAGCAAACGAATGGAACCGTTATCAGTTCAATAGGTTTTCAAGCGGATAAAATATTCTTCACTACTGGTACTTCTTCTACTAAATATATGCCGTTCATAATCCAAGACAATCAAGTTGTCATGAACAGTGATGTATTTATTAAGAATTTGACAGCTGCAAACTTCAAAGCGAAGTCTTTAACAGCTGAACTGTTTAAAGTCGATAAATTGAGCGCGATTGCTAGTGAGTTGGGGACCTTAACTACGTACAAGGATCCGGCTAAACCCAATGGTGCAAGAATGGTTTTAAGCGGCAGTTTAATTACGGTTTACGATGATAATAATGTTGTCAGGGTTAAATTAGGGCTGTGGTAGTGAAGAAGGGCTAGTTATCTAGCCCTTTATATTGGGAGGACAATATGCCACAAGGCTTACAATGTTTTGATGAAACTGGGAAGATTGTTGTTGATGTTACAGATCGTCAAATGCACTTAATACATACTTTTGAAATCTCTTTAGGTTCTAATGAGTATTATAAGGATTATGTTTATGACGGTATTTCATCTGAAACTCATATAGCAATTGTTAGAGAAGACTGCTTAGGTAATATGACTCAGCAATACCCTACACTTGCTTACCATGGTGGGCCTTTTGCGTCTATTTATACACCTAATGTAGTAAGAGTGAGTGCATTATCTGGTTTAGCCCTTCTTACTGTTGATATTTATAGGTATGGATAATGTCTGGTTTTGAAGTAAGTAATGATAAAGGTGAAATTATTGTTAGTGACACTTACAGACATTTAGGTGTAAATTCTGTACAAGTGTTAGATGGTGGTGCACCTAGTTCAATAGGTGCATCTTCTGGTTGGGCACCTAGTTTTATTCAAACCCCTAGTTTGGTATATCCTTCTTTTCGTAATGATTTACCAAAAGAGACTCTTTATATTTTAAACCTATCAGAAGGTACAGAGTTTTGTGGGAAATATTGGCATAGTGTGCATAACAATAATATTTCATTTTTAAGTTATGACTACACTAAAATCTCTGGTTATTTAGATGTATATGATGAGCAAGGTAATTTAATCTGGTCTGCTATATCTGCTAAAAATGTTCCAAGGATAGTGCAAACATATCAATTAACAGCAGATAACTTATTAAACGGTATTACGCTGAGCATTGGTTCTAATGTGGGTATCTTACTAAATACTTTACCTTCATGGTTTAGACCGGGACCTATGAATAACTTAAATAGAGGGGGCGTGTTTGGTAGATACTCTAACAGTCAGTTACAATTACAGTTTGCTGCTGCTGCTAAATTAAATGATATCTCCCCAAGGATTATTGAAAATTTAGGGCCAAATGGCACTCTTCCTGTTCATATTACCTCTTTTGCATCATAAGGTTACTAGATAAAAAGAAAGCCCCTTAATTGGGGCTTTCTTCATTTAAATGCATTTTATACAGGTTGATCTGGACTTTGTGGTTCTTCTACCAGCGTATAATTAACAGCTACAGCACCAGTATCAAGATCCCAACCTAAATTCAAAGTTTTGAAAGCAGGGCGATTGTTATATTTCTGATTATTAACAATATCCTTAGTTTTTTGAGCAAGTTCGATATCTAAATCGGTAAATACTTTTACTTCAGCCATGAGCTTTTCCTCTAAAACAGATTAAAAAATATGTGCAGATAGAATTGCATGCTGTGGATTTATTGAATCTGTACGGTTCCAATTAACTTTGGAACTCATCTAATAGTTAAAAATTGGTAGCCATCAAAATACTTAATTATTTAGGTATTTTGGCTTAGTTATGTCTTCTCGGTTCTTATCGTTGTTACTCGGTGAAAATGTTAATTCATATGATCAGCAATTTGATGCCTCAAATCAGGATGCTACGGCGCAGCTTTATGAATCCATGGCACCATTTTCACTTGGGACCAATCAAACTAAAGCCAATAAGAAGCGTACTCGAAAAGAAATTTTCACCAAATGGGAGAGAATGTTACGCTTTGCCCCTATCGCAGAGGGTATGGGGATTCATGTTTCTGCAGCTTTAGGCGGAGATTCTTATAGCGGCCAACAAGTGTTTATTACACCAGCACAACGTTTGAAAAAGGGAAATGGCCCAGCAGCTGAAAAAATCAAAAAGCAGCTAGATGAACGCCGTGATGTCATGGAAAAGCTGATCAATAAGTATTTAAGTAAGCTTGCCCGAGATGCGATTTCATTTGGCGATTCTTATGCCCGAATTTATGGCAAAAAAGAAAATGGAGTAATTGACCTCCTTTGTAATGAGTATACTTATCCGCCATTAATACAGCCATTCGAACAGGGCAGTAAAACTGTCGCATTTTTTTGCTTAGATCCTCGAAATTGGCAGAAAACTATTACCAAACTAAATACTATTCAAATGGTACGTTTCAAAATGCCCCGTATGAGCAATATTGCTCAATATGAACTTGTTGAAACTGGCCTTGTAACTAAAATGTTAGAAGGAGATGACCCAGATGAATTACCGATTTTACCAGCGCATTTAGGTGGTTCATTTCTATACGAAATTGAAGAAGTTTATGATGATGTGATTCTTGCATTGGCATCTATGAACAGCCAGCAGATTGCAGATACAGTAAATCAGATGTTCTTGACGGTAAATATGTCTGGAATGCCGCCAGCACAACGCCAAGCCTATGTTCGGGGTTTAGAAGGTTTACTTAAAAATCATGAGACATATGTTCGTGATGCTTTATCTGGTGGCGAAGCCGTTTGGAATACTGCTTTTCATATGCTGCCAGTATTTGATGAAAAGCAAGTTCTAAATCCTGTTGGTGATATCAAACTTCAAAGAAGCTCACCTATTAATATTGAACAATTCATGATTAATGTCCGTTTGTTAATGGGCGGGATAGGTCTAGACCCAAGTATGGTAGGGTGGGCTGACATGTTAACTGGTGGTATTGGTGAAGGAGGAGCGTTCCATACCTCAGCGCAAATAATGCGTAGGTCACAAGATATTCGTACAGCAGTAACTGAAGGGATTAATCAGATTCTTCATTTGGATTGGGGATTTGCATTTAATGAACAATTTGAGCCTAAAGATTATCCTTGGCAAGTTGAATATTATACAAACCAAACTGCAGCAGCTACTGAAGAAATCAGTAATGCCCAATCTAGAATGAATACAACACTACTTAAAACCCAAGTGATTGCCGCTTTAAAGGAGACAAACTTAGATGTAGAAACTATGGCCTATATTCTAGAGCGCGATGCAGGTATGAAATATGATGAAGCTCAATTATTATCTGAAAGTATTTTTAAGAGCCGTAAATTTCCTGAGGATGATGAATAATGGCTTTTTTTGAATATGAAACACAGAATAAAACGTCTAATAACAGTTTTGGTAATGTTATAAGTCCATTCAAGGAACGTTTTGCAAGAAATCCTGTCTTATGGTCTGGATTGACAGTTGATAAAGCTGTTTCTCATTATCAAGAGCTCTATGCATTAGGAACTCTCTCAGCCGCTCATTTTGGAATAGAAATTAGACCTTATCGGGCAAATAGTAAGATTGCCCAAGCGAATATTCCAATTTTTGATCCTTCCAATAAAATCGCATGGTTAGCCAATAATGTTGATGTATCTCTTCTGGATGCACAAACAGATTCAGTACATGTTGGACACCATCAACTCAACTATATAACCGGTAATGCCTCGAATGAATTAAGTATCTCATTTATTGAGACTAAAGCTGCAGCTATTGCAAATAGTGCATTAGCCATAAAGCAGATAATGTTTAATAAAGATGGTACACAACCGCCACCTATAGAATATTTAATGCGTTTGAAAATATATGCTTTTGATAAAGCTGTAAGATCTCAACATCATTTTGAAATTGAGCATTTAGTATCTCTACAAGCTGGTAATTTGCCTCTAGATGCCGCAAATAAAGCCCATTCAATAGTCACTTTAAATTTCACTAAAATGTTCCCGAACTTAAAATAAGCTATGGAACTCATTGGCTTTTTACATTCAATAGATTGAGAAAATATCCTCAAATTAAAATGAGGATAACTCCGTGAGTGTTAAATCAATTTTTACTCAAACACATGCACCACATCAAAGCCGATTAGTATCTGGTTTTGATTCAATGGTGAATAGTGGCGCTTGTTCAATTGGATTTATTAAAGGTGATTACCGTCAAATTAATGCCTTAGTCACTGAAGACTACACGGAAAATGACCTCTGGCGAGTGATTAACTTAAAAGGGCAGAAGAGCGGAATCGAAGCTTATGATTCAGTTGCCATACTTGGTGCAATTGATGATCAGCATGCTGGTGAACTAGCAATCTTACAGTTTGGACGCATGTTTGACGCTTGTGTTACAGATGTAATTGAAACAAATCAATTTGGTCTTAAACGCCACCTATCTTCCAAACAATTTAATTTGTCTGGGTCTAAACCAATTCAAAGATGGCAATTAGAGAAATTACAGAACGTGATTGCTGCAGAAACACCTCAATGGGATGGTATCAGTTTAGTTTCTCATGATGGTGAAACAGCAAAACTTCTTCTAGATATGCAGCGAAATGATGACCATAGTCAGCTGCTAAGTAAATTTGATGGGTTGCCTACGCTATTATCTAGTCTGGAAGTAGAAGAAGCTCATTATGATTCTATTATTGTCGATTACCAGCATTTAGAGCAGCTGTCTGCTATTTTGCATCACGCTATGGATCAGTTTTCTAAAACTGGTGTTAAAGTCATTAACGTTACTGAAAGTAAGCCCTTCAAGCATAAAAAAGTACTTCAAATTGCGCTTACTTATGATTTTGAAGACGGTCAAAACTTCACAATCCTTTTTCATAAGCCAGATCGATTTTCAAAGAAAATTAGTTCTGCAGATTCATTAATTTCATGGAAGATCTTAATGAACAATCGTGATATTACAGCTGCAATTCAGCCTAATCAGGGAGAAGGAATTTCAATTCCTGTTCTCGCTGGTCGAATCATGAAGTTAATTAACCAAAATAGTAATCGTTTTAAACGCTTACAAGCTAAAAAAGCCGAAAAAGCTAAAGCTTTGGCTGAAGCGGAAAATCGGGTTTTGGAAAAGCAGAGTTTATTGGCATCTTTAAAGCAAGAAATAGAAAGTTTGCAATCTGAATTAGATAATTTAGCTATTTCCAAAAGTAAACCGACACCAGAAGTGACACCTGAACCGGCACCGGAGGTGACACCTGAGCCAACACCAGAAGTGACACCTGAACCGGCACCAGAGGTGACACCTGAACCAGCACCAGAGGTGACGCCTGAACCAGCACCAGAGGTGACACCTGAAGAACTACAAAATCTATCAGCTTCGGATACTTCAAATCCTTTGTATAAGTCAATCATTGAAGGACAAGTAGGCGTAAGTTTGGAAGTACTAGAACAAGTTCGAGATGAGGCTGAGAAGAATTTAGAAGACCCTTTATTAATTCCAGCTGTAACTGAGTTGCTTAACCAAATTAAAGTTAAGGAGAGCGTTTAATGTTACTTAAATTTATTACGCCTTCTGTAATAGCTACGGACCCTTTAATTGTAATTGATCAAATGATTAGTTTCTTTAAACCAACGAAGTCCTTAACAGGGCTTTTACGGGGCAGAACTAATAATGTTAAGACAGCCAAAGGGGAAAAGATTTCTACTGTCTTCGCCATAGTCGATATTGATCAAGTCATTGCGTCTCATACGGCGACAGGTGCAGAAAACCCAAACTATCCTCAAGAATTACAACCGCGAGATCGTAGCCGTGAATCATCACAAGCATGGGTACATAAAACTGCTAATGATTTAGATCCCGAAAGCCTTGGCCGCTCAGGGCGGGCAGATACAGGAGCACCGATAACTGGAGACGATTTAGTTGTGGAGTCAGGAAACGGTCGAACCATGGCAATCAAGCTTGCATATGAGCAGGGCACCGCAGATGAGTATAAACAATGGTTAATTGATGAAGCCGATTACTTTGGTTTTAGTTCTGAGCAAGTACAGGCCATTTCTAAACCAATATTGATACGTATTCGTACCACTGAGATTGATAGAGCACAATTTGCTATTGATGCAAACCAAGATGATAAGTTGTCATTTACAGCTACAGAACGAGCTAAAGCTGATGCTAAACGATTAGATGATAATTTACTGGCTCTTTTTAACCCGAGTGAAGACGGTGATTTATTAGCAGTAAGTAATCAAAAGTTTATTCAAGGTTTTTTGACTAAATTAGGTGATACGGAAGCAGCCCAGTACACCACGAAAGATAAAAAACCAACACAAGCACTGATAAACAGAATCAAGGCCGCAATTTTTAGTAAAGCGTACAATGATGATCGTTTGCTAGAAATGATGGCTGATCATACAAAACCAGATCTTCAAAACATGCTTAATGCGTTGGGTGTTGCTGCGCCTAAATTTATTGAAGCACAAGCTATAAGTCGTGGAAATGTTCAAGATATATCGGATCAAATCGTTGATGGTATGGAGCAAGCCATTGATCAACGTGTTGCTAATGCAATTATTGATGCAGCAAATACCATTTTATCTGCCAAGAAAAATGACCAAGATATTGTTGAATTCGTAAAGCAACAAAGGCTTTTTGAGGATCTAGGAGAAGGTGTTGCTGAGCTCGCCGTGTTTCTGGATAAGAATAGCCGCAGTTCTAAAAAAATGAGTATGTTGTTTAAAACCCTTGCGGAATTTGCAGAAAAACAGGCTTTAGATAGCATTAACGTAGGTTTATTTGGTGAGCCTGAACCCGTCAGTGTGAAAGATGCAATCCAATATGCAAAGCAAGTACTTGGAGAGGATTTCATAAGTGTGCAAATGTATGATTCTTTGATTGAGACCAGCAGATCAAGTAGCCCTAAGACAATTCGATTAACCAAAGAAGGTGTAAAAAACTTTCAAAATGCTTTTAAGAACTACAAATTTAATAGATAA